TTGCGAGAAATGTCACGCAAGTCAGCTGAAGCATGTCTAAATGCTCTATATTCACGGAGCAATTATGCTCAATCCGTCTTTGGATGTTGATACATGGATTAACATTTCTTACTCTACTGGCTCAAAAGACCTATCTAGTAGCGATTCAATAGATGATGAGCTGGCAGAAGACTTTTTGAAAGCTATTAAAAAAGCTTCAAAACAATCTAAGTCTCCAAAATTTGACGAAGATGACTTTCCATTTTTACAAGCAAAAACAACAAAGAAAACTACAAAAACAAAAGGCATTTCTAAACAAAAGTTTTTAGGACTGGAAAATCATCTCAAGTCATGCCTAATAGGCCAGGACCAAGCAGTTGACGTTATAGTCAATGCTCTAAAGAGATCACAAGTTGGTTTAGGTGATGCAGATAGACCTATAGGTGTGTTTTTATTTGCAGGATCCTCTGGAGTTGGTAAAACGCATTTAGCCAATTCTCTTCATAGATATTTATTTGGCTCAGATAATCCGATGGTTAGAATTGACTGTGGAGAGTTTCAGCACAAGCACGAAAATCAAAAGTTAATTGGATCACCGCCTGGATATGTGGGGCACGATGAAGGTGGTCAGTTAGTTAACTTGGTTAAACAAAATCCAAACACAGTTGTGCTCTTGGACGAAGTAGAAAAAGCTCACCCAGACCTTTGGAATACTTTTTTAAGAGTTTTTGATGACGGAATTTTGACCGATGCCAAAGGCGAAGTAGTAGATTTTAGAAATACAATTATAATAATGACAACAAACCTTGGTAACGATAAAACGGCAGAGCATTTGCTAGCTGGTGGAGCAGGTTTTACTAAAGATGTTAATTATAAAACAAAAACAAAAGTTGTTCCAGATAAAAGTATCATTGAAAGAAATACGAACGATGCAATTAAAAAACACTTTAAGCCAGAGTTTTTAAACAGAATTGATAAAATAGTTATTTTTAATTATCTATCAGAAAAAGACTGTCAAAAAATAGCAAGATTAGAGATGTCTGTTGTTATTGATAAATTATCAAAAAAAGGCTATCAAGTTGAATATAGTGATAGCGTAATTAACGCTCTAATAGAAAAAGGGATTGATAGCATCAAAGGTGCCAGGGGTTTGTCTCAGGTTAGAAGAGATCAAATTGAAACAAGAATAGCAGATACTTTGATTGACGCTGCAATCCCAAGAGGAACAACATTCCATATTGATTATGAAGAAGATTCTTTTAAATTTAATGTTCAAAAACCAAAGAAAGAATTAGAACTACCTAAAAATTAGGTATTACTATTTTAAATATAAAACTTTACAAAAAGGACACAATCATGGCAAGAGCTAGCGCAAGTAGGTTGGCAAGTGGTGCTAAGTCAATGGCTTCTAGAGTCGCGGGATCAAAAACCGGCAAATCTATAGGAGCTTATGCATCGGCAAAACCAAAAAGAGCAGCAGCAATTGGCTATATGGGCGCAGCAGGAGTGGGCGGATTAATGAAAAGGCGAGGCCCTGGAGTGAGCAAAAAATTTGCTAATGGCAAAAGATCAACATCAATTTATAAATATTAAGGAATATTTTTATGAACCCTTTTATGCAAACGGTAGCAAAAGCTCTAAGAATGGACAGTAGTAGAGCTGCCACATATTTAGGTAAAGGTTCTAAGAACGCAGCAAGAATAAACGCCAAAGCAGGAGAGGCTGCCACAGAAGCTGCAAGATTAGGAATGACTGGAGATAAGGTTGCAGCTCACAATATTGCCATTAGAAAAAGGCAAATGCAACTAGGAATGAGATACGGCATGACTGGTGCCGGCGTTGCTGCGCTAGGAACTCAAGGAAAAAATAGATCATCATATAGACCACCAAGACCAATGACCCAAACTCCTGGAGGATCAGGAAGATTTGCGTAAAATAGAAAGTGTGATATGTAATGAATGACTGGAAAAATTTTATTAATGAAAATGGGGACTTTGAGCTCCCCAATTTTTTATATAAAACAATAACAGATTTAATGAAACAATCTTTGGATATGGGAACGCTACTTTCTTCTGATCAACACAAATTAAGAGCTTACAAAGAGCAGACTAAAAAAATGTTTAAAGGAAGATGGTACGAGATAGCTAAAGCTCTTGAATATTTTGGGATCATAGATCCATGTCTATGCGCCGTTGATGATAGAGAGGTTTACTGTGAGGTATGTAAAGGTGCAAGATATATCATTAGCTCAACTCTTACAGCAGATGAGATGAGAGAAGTTGGACTATTTACAAACGCAGGAACAAGTATAGATATTATTGAAAAACTTCAAAAAAGTTTAAACGAAATAATACTAGAAGGATAAATTCTTGAACTGTCCAAGGTGCTCTCACAAGCTTCAAAATGTGATTGAGTATTTTGAGGAAGAACCAAAATTTAAGTATACAAAAGAATTTTATTGCACTAAGTGCAAAAGTTCAACAATAGAACACTTTGACGAACAAGGATTGTTCTCATCAGAATGGATTGATTTTAATGTCTAATTTAGAAAAGTCAGAAGACAAAAACTCTTTTATGAAAAGCTTTGAATCTCTAAGGCCTGATTTGTTTTTTCCAGAAACATGGACAGAGGAAGACAAAGAAAAGGCAATAGATTTAGTAAGGCCACAAAAAACAAGAAACTCAATGTTTTCTTCTATACCAATGAACTGCGAAGCAGACAAGTGCATATTCGCTTCGACATGCCCTCTGCTAAAAGAGAATCTTGCCCCAAGAAATAATCCATGTCCAATTGAGATGTCAATGGTTTCTCAATTTACTGCAGAATATATGCAACAGCTTGATGTGAACCCAAATAATTTAGTAGAAGTTTCCATGGTTAGAGATTTAGTTGATCAAGAAATCCAATACATGAGAAAAACAAAACTACTTGCAAAAGAACACTTCATTCAAGAAAATGTAATTGGAGTAGATCAAGATGGTCAACCAATTTTGAAAAAAGAATTACACTTAGCTGTTGAGTTAGAAGATAAGCTTCACAAAAGAAGAAAAGATTTACGTAATCAACTTCTTGCGACAAGAGAAGCAAGAGCTAAAGTTGGTCAAGTGCAATTAGATACCGCTCAGGCAATATCTGAAATTATTGATAAAGTTCAGGCAATAGAAAATCAAAGAGATAAGCTACTTAAGCAAAAGCTTGGAACTTATGAAGTTGATGATTATATTGAGGCTCAAACGGTGTCTGAAGATGGCTAACCTATTTGATATTCATGCAAAAGGATTGTTGCGCCCCTTAATGGGTACAACACGTGGTGGCATAAAAATTGAAAAAGAACAAGATGTAGCCGAACTTATTGCCAGGAACATGGATAGACCAGTTTCTGCAGGAACAAGACTGACAAATATATGGGGAACTCCAGACAAATTCTTATCAGACTATAGAAACTTTAATAATCTTTATCAGCAAATGATAGAGGAAGAATTAGCTAATACACGGAATAAGTGAAGCAAAAAGAAGAATATTAAAAGTTCATCAAGTTGCACCGTCAATAAATTTAAATGTTTTAAGTTATAAAAATAGAGAATTTCTAAAAAAAACATTTAGAGGAGAGGATCTGTTAAATATTGAGGGTTTATTTTCACAATTTGGTGCTCCAGGTTTTCTTTATCCATCTGAAAACCAATATAGATTGAGTGGAAAGGTGTTAACAGACAAAAGTCTTGGGAGCCATCCATTTTTAAGTTTATTGGAGACTCTAAACTTTAGTATTGATCCCTTTGCTGCTTCGCTACAAGGGGTTGATGTTGGATATTCTAACCTTCCTAGTTTTGAAGCTTTAGATTCGATGTACAAACAAGGAACCAATCTATCAGATCTGATGCAAAAGATAAGATCATCAGGAAGCGCAAAAATGATGATATACGACGTAGAAACTTCTGGTCTTGGTGTTTTTTCTGCGGTAAGAAACTTGGGCGCAATATCAGTTGACGCAACACTCGATGCCTCCGGAAAAATGGTTTTTGGAACAGCAGATGTTGTTACCAGCATGCACACTGCTCTGCCAGAAATGATGGATCTTAATGTTGCAAAAAGAGTTATAGGAGGACCCGATCAAAAAGTTAACTACGCACAATTTGCTTTTGAAAACGAAAGATCAAGCATCGCAGATGAATTATTTGACCTTTCTACAAAAGAAGGAAGAACAAAAGCATCAGAAGCATATAAAGATTTTTTTAGAAAAGCATTGGATCGTGATTATATAGTTGGCCATAATGTGCAGTTTGATATTCAAAAAGTTTTGATGTCAGCAGGCCTTATAGATGAATTTGCTAGCGACAAAGAGGCTATGAAGTTAATGGCAGATTTTGCGCAGATGATAAAAGACGGAAAAGTAATTAACACGGTTGATATTTTAAGGTCAAGCCAAATGGAGCAAGCTCTTCAAGCAGCAAGAGCAGCAGGCTTGACTGGAGTAGACGGTCAAAAATTTGCACAACAGTTAATAAAAACAACATATAGCGATAAGGCTTTAGGAGCAATGGGTTTTAAAAATGTTGCTCCAGCATCTATTGAAAACGCCCTACTAAGTTCTAACTTAATAGACTTAATTGAAAGTTCTGGAAAAGAAGGATCAGATCTAATATCTGGCTTAGCAACAGGAATGGGAACCCACACTTCAGAGACTGACTCAAGAATAACAGGATACATATTAAGATTTGTTCAAAGTGGAGATTTAAGATGGGGAGTTCCTAATACTAATCCAAGTGCACATAGGGTAGCGATCAACGCAATGAAATCAAGAGCTTATACTACTCTTACAAAGATGGTTGACACAGAAGGGTTAGCAACTACAACTCTCAGATATGTCCAATCAGATGAGGGCATTCAAGGAGTAAAACTATACGACGAAGTCAGAAATGAAACAATTTCATATAACAAAAGTAAAAAACAATGGATGTCAGCAAGAGTTGCAACAGATGGGTCGACTGTAGAAACTGCACTAGGAGAAATGGCAACTAGAAATAGGGTTTTAACCGCAATAGATAACGCTGTTAATAAAAGAGACACAGAATTAGTAGATTTGGGTGTTAGTTTCCAACAGCAATCAAGAGCCATCAGCATGCTAGACAATGTTAGCAACATAGCGAACAATATATCAACCACTGCTGGAGGTGGAGCAAGAAGAATTAGAGATGTTGCATCCTTATTAGAAGCAGGGACTGATTCGGCGTTAGACAACGCTTTTTTAAGAGCTTTGGGATCTACTCAAGAAGAAATAGGTTTTAGTTTTTATTTAGATACACAAAATCTTCCACGAGAAATGGTTACAGCAATGAATAGTCAGAACGCAATTATTGGACAAGCTAGAAAAGCAGATTATGTTCAAAGGTTAGCAGAGGGCGGGCTTGCCAACTCAATGCTAGATCCTTCAATAAGAAGAGCTGCAGTTGAGGTTGCAAGAGCAACGAGTGCAATACCCTATGCGGATCCAAACGCTGCTAATAGTGAAAGTGTTATGTTGGCTAGAAAACAAATAATAAAAGGATTTACTGCAGAAGTTGCAGCAGGCACAATGCAGCGAGCAGAACTAGATCTAATCAATAATCTGTCAGACGCTGATTTTGCAGCCAGGTTTGCAACACAAGTTAGTACTTTTAATAGTCAAATGAAAAATGTTTCTAGAGCAGCCTCTGAACTTGGAGTTAGCTTTTTAAGGTCCCAAAAAGCTGTAGCAACATTTACAAAGACTGGTGGAATGACAGTTACTGCAGCTCCAACAGAAATGCTAAAAAACATAGATGTAACAATAGATGGTAAGAAAGTAAAATTTTTGTCGGAAGAATTCTTACAAGATAGAAGATATAATAAATTTAATCTTTCTATAGCTCAAGATCAAGATAAAAAATTTGCCAACCTAATTTTGGATCAAAGTGTAATAGATGAAACGATGGCAAAAGAATTGGCAGAAGGATATCTTGACCAGATGCAGCAAGCATTAGATTTAAATGATGACCAAAAATTAATAGATGATGGAATGTTTAGTTCTCAAAGACAAATAAACGAATACAGATCAAAACTAGCTGGAAAAGAAACTAGAGACCAGTTTGTTGAAGAGCTTACTCAGAACATGGAAGAAAGAGGAATTATCGTTGCGGGAGTCGGTGGACCAACTGGAGATATGACTAATGAGGGCTACAAGGCAGCAGCAGCACTTGAAACAATAATAACAGAAAGAGGAGAAGGAATAGGAAATCAAACAATAGCAGCACAAGAAGGAATGCAATTTGAGATATCAAGAATTGATGGAGACCTGACTGAGATGCAAATAAGAATTCAAGATGAAGAAATAGGAATAATAAAATCCGCTGATCCCGGAGTTGCAGACTATTTAGAAGATACAGGGGATACGGGCATGCGAGGAAGAGTGACGGCCCAAAGAGACGCTCTCATGACAAGGGCAGCTGAGGATTCTGGCTTTGCAAAAAGAGTAATAGATGAAGAAGGAAGAAGGGCTGGCAGACGAAAAGGGTTTTTGCATAAACTTCTTGGAAGATCAAGTAGAGATACCGAACTGATCGAGGCTTATCAAAAATTAAAACCAAAAATTGGTTATGGAGCTTTAGCTGTTGGAGTGCTTGGAGCTGGTTACTATATAAATGAAAAAAGAAAAGAAAACAATTTATACGATGAAACAATTGAACAGCAACCTTATGAAAAAACAAATTTTGTTTCTGAGCAAAATTCAGGTTTTACTCAAATAAATTCTCCAATTTCATCAAGAAGAGATCCTTTGGCCACTGCTGGAGTTGTTGGCACTTTAGATAGAAATAAAATAGGTCACACACAAATGGGGCCAAATAAATATAATCATTTATACGGAAGATAATTATGGCTTTATTAGGAAAAATAGGCAAATTAGCAGGTGGAATGGCTAAAGGCGCAGGCAATAGTAAAGCCTTGGCTGCGACTGTTATTGGCGGGTCTTTTCTTGCAGGAATGGGAAGCAAGACAGGAGAAGCAGCAATTTCTGGAACTATGGATGTTGCTTTTGGGACCCCAGACGCAGACAACTACATGCTGGGAGGAAGGGACTTAACACCTTCTTTAGCTATGGGTGCATTAATGCCAGGGATTGCTGGAATGCCAGCAAGACTAAAAAACGCAGCTGATCTAGGAATGTATGGATATGGAAATACTGCAGCATTGGCTGCTGCACCTTTTACAGGAGCAGGAATGGGCATGGCTATTGGTGCAATTGGTGGCCAAATAGCTAAAAGAGGTGGAGTTCCTCACATTGGAGGGATAAGAGGAGCTTTAGCAGGAGCAGTAGTTGGTGGAGCAGTAGGTTTTGCAGGAGCTGTACAAACAGCAACACAGCCATATAGAAATAACCCAAATTTATTTAGAAGCTCGCCATACTACAATACCTCTTTGTCAAACGCCGAAAGGCTGAATGCAAGTGGAGATATTGTTCTCGGAATGCACAACACGAGGAGGGGCTAATGCCACTTAATCCAATGACGGGTCAGTTTGAATATGGTGGAGGCTCTTACGACATGCCCACCATGGGCACTGGAATGGCTGCCAGTGGAATGGAAGCAATTGGGGCAGATGTTCCGTTCGCATTTAGGCTAATGGAGAACATGCCAGGCATTACAGCTATGGCACTATTTAATGCAAGACGTTTTGCAAACACCATGGAAAAAGGTGGATATAGAGATGTTCTTGATAATGATTCCAAAGCTAAAACCAGACTAGGAAGAGGGGCACAAAGAAGAAGAGCTTTTAGAACTGGTGCATTTTTGCCAGATGCAACCGGAACACCAGTTGCTACAACAAGTAATAGAAGATTTTTGTTTGGATCAAGAAGAGATTTAACAGGTAAAACCCCGTTTATTAAGCAGTCTCTTGGAATAAACACTCCAAGGTTTAGGAACATAAATAGAGTTGCAAGCCTTAATCAGCTTAGTGGACTAGCTAATAGAGGAGCGTATACACCTTTCCAAGGAATGTCAATGCTCGACAGCGTTTTGAAAAAAAGGCAGTTCATGCAGGACGCAAGAGCTGGCCTTGGAGTTTCAGATGATGTTGCAATGTTATCTGGTGGAGTCTTGGGTAGACTCACCACAATGGGTAGAACCTACAACGCAGAGTTGGCTCTTGCTAAAAACGCAGGTACAAAAAATCCATTAAAAAAATTATCCTCAAAAAGAGCTGAAAAAACTCTAAAAGGAATAGACAGATCTCTCACTGCTCTAGGTCAGGGCCCATTGGTTCCAAGAATTGGTACCGTATATGGTGCTCCAGTGCCAATGATGAAAGAGGCAACCATGACTCAGAGAATTGCACTAACTGCAGGAGGGATTCTTACAAAAAACTTTCTTGAAGATGTATCTACCCTACTGGATGGAGATTTGCTAGGAAAGGGAATAACTCCTAGGAATTTTGTAGGACACAGTGTTGATTCTTTAGGAAGATATAGAACAATGTTTGAAAAAGCAATGGGTGGACCAGGCGCTGCAGTAGATGATGCAATGGCGGCTTTAGAAGGACTAGGTTCGAAAAGTGCTACTAGAACAGTACGCACAGCTGCTGGATCAGCTTTTAAGGCAGGAGAAAGAAAGATCGGAGCCAAACTCGCAGCAAGGTATGGAATGGCACAAGCTTCAAAAGCAATGGGTCCAATAAATATAGTTGGTACAGCAGCTGTTGTCTATGACTTAGGAAAAATGGCAGCAAGTGGAATTGTTTCAGCTGGAAACTTCGCTAAAGAAGCTGTAAAATCTATGCAAGGATCTATGAGAAAACCATTGTTTGGAATGGGTTATCAAGATAACGAAGTTGCAGCAACATCGAGATCAAGAGGCGTTATGGCTATACAAAACTCAAGATTAAACGCAAGATCAATGTTAGGTGCAGAAGCTGGAATGATGGCAGCGCATTTTGGATAAATATGTCGAATACAATAAAAAATAAAACAATTAAATTTAGAAAAGCTTTAGAAAATTTATCTAGAGAAGATCTTTTAGAGATTATAAAACTACAAGACGTAGATACAGTTAAAGAGATCAATAGAATTGAATGGGTGTTTCAAAATAAATTAAAGCACTTAAATTGGGCTGATGGATCTACTGTTACAGAAAGAACTTTGACAAATAGGGAATTAGCCCTATTAATAGACGAACCTTTTGAAGTAGATTATGAATTAGTTGATGTTCGGCATAACAGCAGAACAGCAAAGGCAGCTTCATTTAGCTAAAGACCCATGTGTATGGGCTAGAGAATTTTTAGACGCAAGGACTCGCGTTTATCAAACATTAATTTTGCGTGACCCATCTCTAAGAAAAGTACTAAGAGCTGGTCGTCGTCTTGGAAAAACTTTTAGTATGGCAATCTATTTGCTCCACTATAGTTATACACATAAAGATGGAAGATGTTTGGTGATTGCACCAATGAAATCTCACGTTGAACTTATTTATCAAGAGATAGTTAGATTGGCATCCAAAAATGAAATAGTGCTTAACTCAATTACGCGCAAAGTGACGTCTCCTCAGTTTATGATTCAGTTCTCTAATGGATCAACAATTAGGTTCTTTACTTCTGGTATGAGATCAGGCGGAAAATCAGACGTAGCTAGAGGTCAGGAAGCACATGTTATTGTCCTTGACGAAATGGACTACATGCACGCCGACGATCTTGACGCACTATATGCAATGCTTCAGAAAACCGCAGAAGATCAACCAGATAAAGTTTTGATTGGAGCGTCAACCCCAACAGGTAGAAGAGAAAGATTTTGGGAGTGGTGCAGAAGTCCAAGGTTTAAAGAGTTTTGGTTTCCTTCATATTGCAATCCTTATTTTTCTAAAGAACAAGAAGATGAATTTAGAGAACAATACTCAGAAGTTGGTTATCGTCATGAAATTGAGGCTGACTGGGGCGAAGACGCAGAAGGTGTGTATCCAAGGAAATTTATAGATTTAGCATTTATGGATCCTGGTTGGAGATACGAGCCAGAAATGCAATCAGCAAGAAGTTTTTTTACAATTGGCGTTGACTGGGATAAGTATGGAGCAGGAACAAATATAGTTGTTCTTGAAGTCTGTGCACATAATTATGAAGACGAAAGATTTAGAAACAAAGTAAGAGTTGCATTCAGAGAAGAAATAGAAAGATCAGAATATACTTTAACAAAAGCAGTTTCTAGAATAGTTGAATTAAATGATATATTTCAGCCAAAGCATATTTATGTTGACAGAGGTTATGGAGAAGTTCAAGTTGAGCTTCTTCATAAATACGGTGTAGAAAATCCAATATCTGGATTAAAAACAAAAGTAAAAGGAATTAGCTTTAGCGAAACAATTGATATACGCGATCCTTATACTAAACAGCTTGTTAAAAAAGAGATTAAGCCATACATGGTCGATAACCTTAGACAGTATTTGGAAAAGGAAACTATTCTATTTCCAGCAGAAGATGACGAACTATATGTTCAATTAATATCTTATATAGTTTTAAGAACCACTCAAACTGGAAGGCCAGTTTTTGAAGCTGGTGGCTCTGCAGTGGATCACGCACACGATGCACTTGTGCTAGCTTTACTGTCTATAACAGAAAATTATAGCGATCTACACAAAGCACGCTTTGCTTCAAATACTGAAACATTTTCTAACACGTTCTTTATGCCAAAGCAGGGCCAATCAGAAGATGGTGAGACAGAAAATAGTTCAAGATTTGTGTCGGGAAGAAATTCAAATCTTGTGAAGAATAAAGTAAGCTATAATAGAGGGTTCTCAAGAAAAAGTGGATCTTCAATTAAAAGAAAGATATTTTAATTATTATGGCAACATATGGTTTAGGAAAAAATACAAACATAGACAATATTTTTAGCGATTCAGGGTCCTCAGAAACATCTTTCTTGGATACTAGGACAAGAGAAGCTGCAGCCCAGTCTTCAAATAACAGAGCAATGGGTAATAATCTTAGCGATGCGAAGTCAAGGATAGAGCTAGAAAATGTAAGATCGTACGTATTCAATGCATACAATGTTATTCTTGGAATGATTCAAGAAATAGATACGAACTTATCTCAGGTTATTATTGATCCATATGCAAATTTAGATCTAGAAGTTGCACATAGAGCAGTCTGGAAAGACGCACTAAAGCATAAAGAAGAAGCAAAAGAAATGGAAGAGCCAATATCTATTTGCTACGAACAATATCTTTTTGCAGAAAAGCACAAGTGCAGAGCATGCAGAGCCTTTATCAAGGAATATGAATTAGCTATAAGCCATAGCAGTTTTGGCCATTTAATCGAAGTAAAAAAAAGTTTGTCTTATTTATTAAATGAGGCAACTCTGTTAAGAAATATTGTTATAAATTATTTAGGGGATGATTATGTCGATGAAACAGAATCGCAAATTGCAAAATACATCACAGATTGGGCAAATTCAGCGACGCACTATACGCAACAATTTGCCAAAGAAATCACAGCAAAACCAATCGCGATTCCGCAGTCCGAGTTGGATCAAATCTCCAAAAAACAAGCAGCTCAATTTCAAGCATTTTTTTCGATCAAAATAAACTCTTTACAAATGGAGTTAGAAACTCTATTGAGCCTAATAAAAAGAGACAGCTTAGATGTGGCAGAGACTTTTTATTCTAATTATTTATTGCCAGCTTTACAGTTCAAATCAAAAGTTGTAGATCCTCTAATGTTTGATGTTTCTACAACTGACCTAAAAAATAAAGCGCCAAAACTTATGGAAGAAATGTTTGTTGCGAATAGTGCAATCATAGGAAATCTTGGCTCTGTAAGTGCCGACTTTTTAGAGAGAAACAATCAAGTTTACAAAAGATTTGATGCCCTTCTGCAAGCTATTAGACTTAAGAGAAAATACGTTAACTACTTGAGTCAATTAGAAATTATGGGAGTCAACAGAAATCCAGTTGTTGTTACGACTGAAGTGGAAAGTTTGGAAAAATATAAAAGAATATTTAATACTACTTATGTTGATAACTCAAAAAGAGAATCATTAAGATCTTCTCATGGAGACCTTGATGACGTAGACGAAGATGCTCACCCACAGTATGTTAGAAAAGATGGTGGCCTTATAACTGGAGACATATTGTTTGCAGACGGAGTAAAAATAGCAGGAATAGATTTGGCAAACCACAGCCATAACGGAGATGACGGCAGTGCCCCAATTCCAGCTAATGCAATAGATTATGTATCCGCAAGAGTCTCTTACTCACAAGACCCTACAGAAAGACCTTATGGTCAACTAACTCTTGTGTCGCTTGAAGAAACTGGTCTAGTTGGCGGAGTAAGACAGTTTGAGGCAACTGTTGAAATAGAAATAGATGAAGACAAACAAGACTCATATGAGTTTGAGATTTTATATAAAGAGTTATAAAAATGAGTTGGTTTACTTATACTGATGGATCGTCTGGAACTTTTTATTCTCCTGTAAGAAGAGAAATATTTTTTCCAAACATAGATGAAAACTTAAAAGTTGGAGATTGGATATTCGTATCTTTAGCAGATGTAAATATTGGAAAAGTTTTTTCAATATATGGAAGCAGCATTGACGAATCTTTTGATAATGATTCGTATATTGTTGTATATGAAGAATCTGGTAATAATACTGTTACATATAGTTTAATTGATTCAAATAAAAATTTATATTTTAAATCTCTTACAGCGGTTTCTTCTGGATCAAAACCAGTAGGAAAATATTATGTTTATTACCATGCAGATAACATTCAGTATATTCAATTGTCTGGCGGCAGTTATGCTAAGACAACTCCGCCTAATGGAGCAAACTTTATTGGAAGCTTAACTAGTTCTGGAGCAAATGGAGTGAATTATTATTCTAATGAAGTTTTAGGATCATCACTAAATACAAGAGTTTCTGTTCTTGGCTACATTTCTTCAACTGGAGCTTGGGATGATCTTACCAGCACAAACGCCGGCGATAAAGCAATTGGAACTTTTAATGGACCTTTTTTGAGGGTATACGGAGATAAAAATACTGAAGCAGGAACTGTAAAAATAAAAATAGTAAAAACTTCTTCTTCTGGCATAGGACAAAAAGTAATGAAAGAAGAAGAAATAGATCTATATTCTGCAACAGCTTTATCAGATACAATTATTTATTCTATAGATACTAAAACTTTTACTGAACTAGAAGACTATGAAGATATATATGGATCTTTTTCTTTTGAGATAGAAGTATTGGATAAAAAGAATTTAGCATCAACAAATAAAAAATGTAAAATTAGTAAATACGCTTTTTCTAAGAATTATAATTTATTGATTAAAAAAGAAGAGATAAAAGACGATATAGCATTCATTTCAACAGGAGTAGTAAGATAATGGCAATCATAAGAAAAACAGTTAGTGGCTTAAAACCAGATTCCAATTATCTTTTTGCAGTTAAGCCAAAGAATACAGAAATATCTGCATCAGACGAAATTCCAGATTCCATAAGAATTAAAACGCCATCTTCAGGGTCAGTGCCAAGTGAAATTGACATAAATACTTTTTCTATTGTTTCTAATTTTGAATCTGTAATGTTTATTTTTCAACCAGTTGCAGATCAAGATTTTTCCGAATATGAGTATGAGATATATGATGGAGCAACTACATCATCTAATTTAGTTTCTACAGGCCGTAAAAGATCAACAGTTTTTGTTGTATCAGTCGCAAACAGTACAAGAACAGTTAATGCAACAACAGGTGTAGAGACAGTCACCAACACTAAATATTACGGTAGAGTAAGAGCAATCAATACTTCAGGTAATGCAGGAGCTTGGACTAGTTTGGTAACTCACAATGGCAATACACCTTTAATCACTGACCAGTACATAGGATCGCTAACCGCAGGAAAAATAACTTCTGGATTGATAACGGCTGAGCAAGTTATTCTGCAAAACGCATCAGGAACTTTAGAAGAGTATAGTCCAACCAATGGAATGTCCGTGATTAGATCTTCCAACTTTGTTGCAGGAAGTGTTCCAGTTGACCAGGGAGGCACTGGCAAGGGTTGGATAATTAAAGGCGACGGAACGGCACAATTCGACGCTGCTTCAATTAGAGGAACATTATCTGCGAACTCTATTTTTATCAATGCTGATAATAGATGGGCAAGAAACGCCGCAAATGACACGTCAAATTCTGAATTTGTAGTTGGTAATGCAACAAACCGACTGTATTGGAATCCAACTGGAGGAACAGGTTCTGGATCTCTTCTAAAAGTGGGAAACTCCACCAACTACATGCAGTGGGATGACAACACATTAACCGTAACAGGAGCAATAACAACTAATGCAACTATTAGTAGCTCAAGCGCAGGTGGATTAACAATAGGAACCAATTCTTTACAGTTTGGAGCAGGTGGATATAAAAGCTCTGTTATGTTTGTTGGCTGGAATACATCAGATAGCGTTTCTGCAAATAAATTTTCTTTAGGCAGTAAACTATATTTTGATGGAACAAATCTAACAGTAGATGGAACTATCAATGCTACTGCAGGAACATTTAGCGGAAATATAACAGCTACAGGAAAAATTAATGGAGGACAGATAATCGGTGCGACAATCAAAAACTCAGATGTTGCCAGTCCAACATTTCAAATAGACAGTTCTGGAAATGTGTTTGCAAACAACATCTATGCAACAGGCACTGTTGGAGATTTGGGTTTGCAAATTAGAGCAACTGGATCTCCTACTGGGTCATCGACAGGTCAAATTTTTATTTACGCTGGAGCAAACAAGAGTCTAAGGATTGGTCAAGAAAATGATTACTTAACTATTCGCAAGTCGCAAAATACATTAGGAGTAGACACAGATGATGCAGTTAACATTCAGTCTAGTAGAAATAATAGAATAGTCTACGGTAGGAGAAACGATGTAGCTACACCTTATGCAACAGCTGCAACTAGAGAGCATACTTTTCATGGAGACATCGCCTTAGTCTCTGCTGGAGCGCTTGGAACTAGTAGGTCAGACATTTTTAACGTTGCTGGATTCAGCGATGTTGATACCCGGAGAAGGAACCCCTCTTACTATTGCTCTCGGATTCGTAAGTGCTGGAACTGGCTACTTTATAGCAAGTAAAACTTCTACTATTAAGATTAAAGAAAATATTAAAATTGTAACACCAGAAGAAGCTATGCAAGATATATTAAGTCTTCCGCCAGTAAAAGATTTTAGTTATATAAGTAAAAGAAAAGATTCACTAAAATCACTTCAATACAATTTAAAAGATGGAGATAGAGGTTTTATTATAGAAGATTTTGATGAATCTAATTTTAAATATGTTGGAACAATTCCAACTGTAGAATATGAAAATTTATCAAACGAAGATGACCAAGAATTAATAAATAGTCTTTCTTTGGATAATGAAAAATACTTTACTAGAAAAATGTGGAAAGAAAACGCCTTAATAGCTACACTAGTTGGTGCTGTTAAATATTTGAATAATAGAATTGAATCTTTAGAAGAGCAACTTGCAGCACAATAATATTGCTGATATACTCTACAAGTAATTTCTATATTAGGAGAAACAATGCAAGAGTCTAATTTAGATGTAAATCTAATTATTCAATCATTTCAAGAAAAAGTTAGCCAGCTTATGACAGAGCTAGTTGTTAAAGAGGCAACAATCAAGCAACTAGTATCTCAAATACAGCAGGCGTCAGAACAAAAAGAAGATTTTTCAGTTCCACAAACAGCAAAGAAAGAAAAGTAAAATGTCAGAAGAAACAGCAGTAGAAGCACCAAAAGAATTTACAATCACTATCAACATTAGCGAAGCAAACCTGGCCTATAAGAGTGATTTTTCAGAGCCAGAAACAATTTTTTGGCTTGAAGCGGTTAAAAATATTATTCTCACTAAGACGTTTGAAGCAACTGGCCTTAAAAGCTGAATATATTAAATAAAAAACCGTACTATAGAGCAACAAACTAAACCTCTGGAGTGCCCCAATGCCCATACGTCAGTATTTACCTTTTCAACAGTCATCTAGTCAAGAGTTCGACTTTGCATCAGCGCAGCTAGATGCTACACAAATTAGTGGCTTAGCTAAGACGATGAAGGTTGCTGCCTTAGCCCTAGGATATCAGGGGACAAATTATTTTTATACAGGTAGAAGCAATTTTGAGCCGTCGCCATATGACTTTGACCGCATTCTTCAAGCCGTTGATACCGACTCTTATGTTAGACAAGCAGTAGGAAAGTACAAAGATCTTTTTTGGAAAGAAGGTTGGCAGATAGTTGGAGAAAATCCAGCAGCTGTTGAATACTTGTATCAAAGAATTGACTATATGGAAATGGCTATGAAAAGGCCTTTTCTTGATTTTCTTATTGATTTATCTGATCAGCTTTTTAAGTTCGCAAACGTTTTTATTGTAAAAGGAAGAGGAGATTTATCAGAATACTTTCCTTCTAAGATAGAACCCGTTAATGCCAGTCAGCCTGTTGTTGGGTATTATTTAATTCCAACAGAACAAACTAGAATTTTGCGCGATAGATACAATAGACCTAAGTCTTATCAGCAACAAACAGATCCTTTAACTTACGCACCAACAGATAGAGATCCAGTTTGGTCAGCAGAAAGAGTTATACATCTTTTCTTTGACAGAAAACCAGGACGAGCATTTGGAACTCCATTTATGTCAAACGTTTTGGATGACGTTGTTGCTTTAAGGCAAATGGAAGAAGACATACAAAATCTTGTTCACAGAGAACTATTTCCTCTTTATAAGTACAGAATTGGAACTGCCGATCAGCCAGCAGAGCCAGAAGAAATTGATCAAGCAGCCTCTGAGATAGAAAACCTTAGAGCAGAAGGTGGATTAATTCTGCCATTTAGGCACGACGTAGATGTTATTGGTGCAAATAATGCGGCACTAGATGCAAGTGCATACTTAGATCACTTTAAAGAAAGAGTTGCTATTGGACTCGGCGTTGCTCCTCATCATTTAGGTATGACCTTAAATGGTGGAAATAGAGCGATGACTGAAAGACTAGATACCGCTTTATATGACAAGATAAAGCAGTTCCAAAAGCAGTTTGCGGAAATGATAAGGGTTCATATATTTAATGAGCTATTATTTGAAGGCGGATTTGATCCAATTACAAATCCTCTTGGAAGCGATACATCTGATAGATGCTACTTTAAGTTTAATGAAATCGATGTTGACACTCAAGTCAAAAAAGAAACTCATATTATACAAAAGTATGTTAGCAATTTAATTGGCTTAACAGAAGCAAGAATAGCCTTAGGTGTTGATCCAGAAGCAGAAGAAGATGATATGTTTCAGGCCAAACAGGCTAAAGTTCAAATGGATATGGCAATGGCTCAATCACAAGCTGCGCAAGATGCGCAAACAGACGTCGTTAAAGATGCAGACAAACAAGAGCCTGCTAACAAAGGTCAAAGAAACCTCCCTTCAAAAAGAAGAGGGCCAGGCAACTCTGTTAGGCCACAAAATCAACAAGGAAGAAATACTTCGCCAAATATAAAAAGATCCGACAATGCCTGGCTTGGTCTTGTTGAAAGTTTGCTAGAAGACGAGTATAATATATATCCAGTAGATGTTGAAACAGAAAAATAAGGAAATAAAATGAGTTTTATTATTGAGTCAGAAATCTCTAAACAGTATCTTAGAGAAGAGAATGCAGTTGAAGGATTTAAAGAAGCCGTAGAAAATGGTCAAGTAAGATTAGCTCTTCAAATTCTCGTTGATATTGTTGATGCGTTTTCCGATATATTTGAAGCCCTCACTGAAGATGACGATGAAGTAGTAGAAGTTGAGCAAACACCTACTGAAGTAGCAAAAGAAGAACCTAAGCAAAAAGAGCAAGAGCAGCCAAAAGAAAAGGCTGAACCCGCTGCAAAAAAGTCTACAAAGACAGAACCAGCTGATACGCAAGAAGTATGATGAAAATATTAATTGGTTGTCCAATTTATAAAAGAAGTTGGATATTCCCCTTATGGGCATCAGCAATTGAAAGACAGTCAATATCTTTGTCAGACATAGGTTTTGTTTTTGAAACATCTCCAGATGACGAAGAAACAATTGCATTCTTAAAAAAGTTTGCTAGCGTACATCCAGAGATTCCTCACTATGAGATTGTTATAAGAGAAGACATTCCTCACTTTGAGCATTCTGCTAATTCCAGACAATGGACAATGTCTAAGTATCATAATATGGTAAATCTTAGAAACTCTCTTTTAGAAAAAGTAAGAGAAATAAAACCTGATTATTATTTTAGTTTAGACTCTGATATAATAATAAAGCATCCTTCTACAATAGAGCTACTCATGGCTCATATTGATGATGGTGCAGATGCAGTTAGTCCACTGATGTTTATGACTCCGTTTGACACAAACTTTCCAAGTGTAATGACTTGGAAAAATGACGGATCAGACAAAGCATATCGAGAAGAGTCATATCCAATTGGAAGTTATTTTAAAACAGATATAATAATGGCAGCAAAAATGATGTCAAAGAAAACTTACGAAAATATTAATTATGAATTTCATTCTCAAGGAGAAGATTTGGGCTGGTGCCTAGACGCAAAAAGAAAAGGCCTAGATCTGTACAGTGCAGCATACCTTTATGCTCCACACCTAATGCATCAAGAGCTTCTTCCTAACTTCTTAAAGGAAGGCGATCAAAGAGAATCTGTTCTTTTTGAAAAGTATATAAAAACGTGATATCTTTATATAAAATTGTTTAATGTTATAAAACTAAATTACTATATATTTTGATCTAATAAAAATGGAGTAAACATGGCTTTTGACTTTGTTGAAAACTTTACAATAAAGCTACCTGACTTCTCTCAATCAGATTTTTCTTTTGAGGAAGCAAACAATTTAAATCAAGGCTTAATTATAGAAGTCGCCGCAATTCATGAGGGCTTGACACGGAAACTATAATAACTACTCAGCTATTGAGTTAGAAAAGGCTCTCCAGTCTTGGGTTGAGCCATATCCAAAGCCAATCATTTTAAATCATGACTTAAACTCTGAACCAATTGGTAGAGTTATGGCAGCAAAAATGGACAAAGAGCAAGATGGCTCATCTTATGTAAGATTGCAGATTGCAATTACAGATCCAGTTGCTGTGCAAAAAGTCTTAGATAAAAGATACTTAACTGGATCAGTTGGCGGAAGAGCTAATAAGGCCGTTTGTTCAATTAGTGGAACAGACCTCGCTAAAGAAACTGAAGCTGGAAGACCACCTATTTCAAAGTACAGAAGAGGTCAAGTCTATAAAGGTAAACTAGCATATGTCGATATGCAAGATATTTCTTTTAAAGAATATTCTTTTGTTAATCAGCCAGCAGACTCAAAGTCAAGCGTTAGATCAGTCAAGGGTCCTGATTCTGCTGACGTCGCTACAACAGATGGCCAATGGGTGGCTAAGAGTTCTGCGTTTGTTCTTCATATGAATGAGGAAGATATAGTATCAATTGAGGAAAATCAATCAGTTCTTACTTCTCTTAAAAAGAAAGAATCAAAACCTTTATATCTCCATCTTAAAGGGTCTTTCTTAACTGCGCTTTCAGTGCATGAAAGCGAAAATTATAATAATAGCAATAACTCATTACTATCTGATGGAGATGAAAAAATCAGTACTGATTCTCAGGAGATTAAAACAATGGACAATGTTGAAACACAAGAAGACATCCTTGCTGTAGCCGAAGAGCTCAGTAGCGATTTGTCTTCAATTGCATCAGAGTCTGGCGAAGAGAAAGAGCAACCAAAAGCTGAAGAGCAAGTTTCTGATCCAGAAGGTTCAGAAGAAGCTCCAGCAGAAGACGCTGAAGAAAAGCCAGAAGCTGAAGAAAAGGTCTCAGAAGACAATTCAGATAAGGCGGATGTACAAGCTGAAGAAGCTGTTGATTCCGAAAAAGCTGAAAAGTCAGAAGAGAAGTCTGAGGAAACTCAGACTGTTTCCGAAGAGGAGCAAAAAGAGGATTCACTCAACGACAATAAAGAAGAAGTCGCTGAGACCGATGAGACTACCTTACTACAAAAAGTAAAGCTGCTTGAGGAAGAAAATGCGAAACTTAAGAACGCTCTACATAGAACTCTCGTAGAAAGAGTTGTTGATGCAAAAATTTCTGCAGGAGTAGAGAGCGCTGAAGCAAGAGAAGGTCTAATTGAGGATCACTCAACTAGAACAGCATCTTCATTAGCTGATTCTTTAAGAGACTTGGCAAAGATGCCTGCAGTTAAAGCTGCAAAGGGATCAATGCCAGAAATGAATTCTGAGATTGAAGCCGTAGAGGGTGAGAACAATGTTCTTACTGTTGATGGTGAAGTCAAGGAAGAACAAGAAGAAAAAGCCCCAAGTGTCGAACAAATATTTGTAGACGCTCTTATGGGTCGCCGTAAACTTTAAACCAATACTTTGCTTAAGGAGAAAAACAAATGAGCTTAGCAAAATTTCGTAAGGTAGGAACTAAAACTGGTTCTGGTCGTCTTGTGGTTTCAGAGGGCATTGCCCCAGCCGCATACCTCCTTCCAGCCGCTGGTCTTCCAACCTGGTATCTAGATAGTGAAGATGATCGCTTTGAGATCGTCATTCCTAAAGGAACAATTCTTTCAGTTGTAGCTAATGGAACCACTGGCGACGCAGAAGTAGCACCAGCTAATGGTACCTCATCTGCAGTTACCTGGGGTGACAACATGCCAACAAGCTGGGACCCACTTGATGGTGCAACCCCAAGCTACAGCTCCGGCGCAACCGACACTGTCGTTGTTCCAGCAAGATCAGTTCCAATTGGCGTAGCACAGTATGATCTGTACCGCCCATTCGACAAAGGCACCTCACAAGGTGCAGGATTTATCACACACGGCTACATTGAGTACCCAATGGTTCAGACCATTAACTCAGATTTAGCAGTAGGTGATATCGTTCGTTCCGATCACATGGGACGTCCAGTAAAGGCAGCTGCAGCAGATCTATACAATAGCTCTGCAGTATATTCTTACCTCCAGGTTGGTAAGGTTATAGAAGTAGAAAAGTTTGCAACCAACTTCGATGATGGTCTTCTTTCCTACATGCAGCTTCCTTCAGATCCAGGTGCACTTAAGACTGTGTTCGAGCTTACAAGAGCTGGAACATATTCTGGTAAGCTTGGTATCCGTAGCAACCTGGATGTCCACAACGTAATTGGCGCGTTCCGCGTTAATCTCACAATATAAACAATAACACAGGAGGAATAATCCTAAGATGAGTAAGACAATCCAAGAGCTCCTCTCGGGTCTCCCAGCTTGGGAAGCCGCGCTGGCCGAGGATGGACACATTGACGAAGACAACAGAGTAACTATTAAGGAAGCGTTTGCATCGCCAGATGCAGCAATTCTCTTCCCCAAGATTATCTCTCGTACTCTTAAGGAAGCAGCAGAGCCACAATTGTTGGTAACACCGCTTCTTTCAACAGTTCGCCTCGGAAAGGGACGCTCTTTGGAGTTCCCTGCAGTAAACGCTATCCAAGCAGCAGAGATTCCCGAAGGACAAGAGTATCCAGAGCAAGCACTCGCTTTTGCAAAGCAAATCGAGGGCAAAGTCTCGAAGAAGGGCGTTAAGCTAGCATTTACCGAAGAAGTCATTGCAGACTCACTTTGGGATATCGTTGGGCTTCACGTAAGAGCTGCAGGGCGTGCAATGGCTCGCCTTAAGGAACAGATCGCTCTAAGCCGTTTCAAGGACGCTGCAACAATCGTCTTTGACAACGATAGCGGTTCATACGATGATACAACTGGTCGTGACATCGACGGTGCCTATAACAAGACCGTTACATGGGACGACATCATTGATATGGCTGCTGTTCTAATGGCAGAGAATCACATTCCAACCGACTTTATTCTGCACCCACTTATGTGGTCCGTATTCCTTAAGGATGCGATCTTCCACACAGGCGGTTCAGCAGCTGCAGTCAACACTAGCTGGGGCTATCGTCCTCAGTCCAAGGAAGCAGCGCTTAACGCAACTGCTCCCATGGGCCTTAACGTAATCGTTTCACCTTTCGTAAGCTTCACTGCAAAGAGTGGTGCAACCGCTGCTAAGTCAGATCTATTCTTGATCGACCGCAACGAAGTTGGTACCCTTCTTGTTAAGGATGACATGAGCACAGATCAGTTCGATGATCCAAGCCGTGACATTCGCTCAATGAAGATGAAAGAGCGCTACGACATCGTAATGCTTGGTGACGGTGAAGGTATTACCGTTGCTAAGGGTGTTAGACTAGCACGCAACTACGAGGTTCAGGTTACAAACGACGTAGCTTTGAGCTAACAATACCTTAGGGTGTTATAGTTACGATACCCGGGGCAAAGGGAGTGGTGTAAAAGCCACTCCCTTTGTTTATTATCCAAGCTTTTTTTGTTACTAGTATTTATAAATGATTTAGGAGAATAATGTGGCGCTTAATTTAATCGAACACGCAGAAGTGACTTTAAATACTGCAATTATTAAATTCGGGAGAACAATAAAAATCTCTTCGTTAAAAAATGAAAATTTTATTGTACAGACCAATGCAGCTACTCCAAGTTCGGTAACTGGCCCATTTTTAACAATTAATACCATAACAGATTATAACCAGGTATCAAGAACATTAACTTTATACTGGGATACTGTTTTGCAGAGTCAAACAGAATATAAAATAAGACTAGTAAATTTCCTAGACGCTGCAAACGAGCTAATATCTGAAGAACAGGTAATCTTTGAAACAACAGAAGCTGCAACACCTTCTAGTTTTTCTTCAATTAAAGTTCCAGAAATTCAAGAAGTTTATATTGAAGATCATTCAATTAGAACAGACGCTTACACCTCTGTTCAGATAATAGCAAAAAATCCTAATTTTTATATAGCTTCAGTTGATCCATCTAATGGCGATTTTTATTTAGATAATGGATACAATAATGGAAGAGTGACGATAACATTTAGCTCTCGTCCAGCATCTAACTTTTTAAACAATTTTTATTTTAAAGCTCAAAGAAAAAAGATACAGAGATCACCATCAAGATGGGAAAATGTTTCGGCAAATGTTTCTATGCATTCTTGGAAGCCAGAAGTGTATGTGGACTTTCCTTCTGATGATGCAACACCACTTTACAATGAAGAAGACTCTTTATATTATGAGTCAGGATATAAGTATAGAATTATAGTTTCTAAAGACGTTGGTGTTTAATGGCTAATTTTATTTATAAAAAAGCAAAAGAGTCTTTTTTAAAAGGTGAAATTAATCTGTATTCAAATACAATAAAAGTATTAATTTTAAATAATTCATATACTCCAAATGCAGAAACACATCAGTTTGTATCAGATATTAATGCTCTGTGTATTGAAGAAAGAAGTTCAGCTTTAAATAATAAAAGTGTAACTTTGGGAGTTTTTGACGCAGACGATTTAAATATATTAAATTATTCTGGAAATTCTTTTAACTCTTTAGCACTATATGTGGATAGTGGATCTGATTCAACTTCTAGATTGATAGCATATCTAGATACATCAACAGGTCTACCATTTTCTACAGTAAATACATCTGCCGATGTTACTATAGTGTGGAATAACGATTCCACAAAAATTATATCTTTATAAGGAATATCATGGCAACAAATTATCCAACATCTTTAGATAATCTAGTTAATCCAACAACTTCTGACAGGCTAAACTCTGTTACAGTTCCGCACCATTTACAGCACGCAAATGCTAATGACGCAATTGAAGCCATACAGACAGTGCTTGGCGTTAATCCAGCTGGATCTCATCTAACTGTAAAAGATAGAATTATCGCCACAGAAACAAGTATATCAACACAATCAGTTTTAAATGGTCTTACTGATGTTACTATAACTTCAGCTGCCAGTGGAAACATATTACGCTACAACGGCTCTCAATGGGTAAATTACTCTGAGAGCAATCTTACCGATGGAGGAAACTTTTAAAAATGGCTAATACAATAAGAATTAAAAGAAGGTCATCTGGAGGCGCAACAGGAGCTCCTTCATCGTTAGAAAACGCAGAGTTAGCTTATAACGAGGCTGATGATACCCTTTATTACGGCAAGGGTACTGGTGGAGCTGGTGGCACTGCGACTACAGTTGAAGCAATTGCAGGAGCTGGAGCATATGTTACCAAGGGCACTACTCAAACCATAAGTGGCAATAAAACATTTTCAGGCACTATTGCATTAGGATCGTCCGCAACTGCCACAACACAGTCTGCAAGTGACAATAGCACAAAAGTAGCTACAACCGCTTACGTTGATTCAGCAGTGTCTACTGCTACCGTTAGTGCTGAGCAAGTACAAGATATAGTTGGAGCACAAATAGCAACTAACGGTTCTCATACCGGAATTTCAGCATCTTACGATGACGCAGGCGACGGTGCAATTGACCTTTCTTTAACCGACACAACTGTTACCGCTGGTTCATATGGGTCATCTACCGCTGTCGCAGGATTTACTGTTGACGCAAAAGGAAGATTAACCGCAGCCAGCAATACCAACATAAGAGTTGCAAGCACAAGTCAAACAGGACTTGCATCCTTTGACTCAACTGACTTTTCTGTTACAACTGGTAACGTTACTTTAAATGCAGAAAGAATTCAAGACATCGTTGGAGCAATGGTTTCTTCAAATACAGAGTCAGGAATTTCTGTAACATATGATGATGATAGCGGCAAGTTAGATTTTAATGTTAATGATCCAACCATAACAATTACTGGTGACGTTGACGGTAGCGCCACAATGACCAACCTTGGCAGCACAAGTATAGAGGTAACCCTTGACACTGTGAACTCAAATACTGGAGCATTTGGCTCATCCACCGCCATACCTGTGATTACGGTAAATGGAAAAGGTTTAGTTACTGCGGTAACCACACAGTCTATCTCTACAACTCTAACAGTGGGTGCAGATACTGGAACCGCAGACGCTGTTGCTCTTGGAACTGACACCTTACAATTTAGCGGTGGCGAGGGAATTGATACCGTAGTTTCTAATAATACAATTACAATTTCCGGAGAAGATGCAACTACTTCAAATAAAGGAATAGCATCTTTTAGTTCGGATAATTTTGCTGTAGCATCTGGAGCAGTTACGATTAAAGACGGAGGAGTGTCAAACGCAGAGCTCGTAAACTCTACAATTACTCTTGGCTCAAGCACTTTAACTCTTGGTTCAACAACTACTTCGGTAGCTGGAATCACAGAGCTTACAGTTGATAATCTTAACTTTAACGGAAATTCAATTACTTCAACAGACACCAATGGTAATATAACGCTGAGCCCAAATGGTACTGGAACAGTAGACGTAGCTTCTTCTAGAATTACTGGTGTTGCAGAACCAACCTTGGATACAGACGCTGCTACAAAATATTACGTAGATAATAGAGTTACAGGACTGTCTTGGAAGCAAGCAGTTCATGTATTGGGTAGTTCAAACGTTGCATTAACGGGGTCAACTCCATTAGAAATTGATGGCCATACCCTTAATGATGGCGAAAGAGTTCTTTTAACAGGACAAACAACTGCTAGTCAAAAAGGTATATATGACGTTGCAATAACTGGCGGATCTTATACTTTAACTAGATCTTCAGACGTAGATGTTTATACTGAGCTTCGTGGATTGGCGGTATTCGTTCAGCAGGGGACCACTTATGCCAATACTGGATGGGTACAAACAGCAGATAACCTTACCGACTTTAGTGGTCAAGTCTGGAGTCAATTCTCTGGAGCAGGTTTATATAGCGCAGGTTCAGGCCTTTCAATTAATGGAACTGAATTTAATGTAAATGTTGCAACTAATGGTGGAATCGAAATCGATACAGATGCACTTCAATTGAAGTCTTCTGTAGCAGGAGCTGGCCTGACAATATCTTCTGGAGTCTTAGCAGTTGGTGGAACAACAGACAAGATTACAGTAGATACTGACTCAATCACCATTGCCTCCACCTACGCAGGACAGAGCTCAATTACGACTGTTGGAACAATCGCAACAGGAACATGGAATGCTACTGCAATATCTGTAGCTAAAGGTGGAACTGGAGCAACATCAGCTCCTGATGCAAGAACCAATTTAGGTTTAGCAATTAATACTGATGTTCAAGCCTATAGTGCAAATCTTGCAGCAATAGCCGGTTTAACATCTGCATCAGATAAGCTTCCATATTTTACTGGATCAGGAACTGCTGCAGTGACAACATTAAGTTCTTTTATGAGAACCGTATTGGATGACGCAGACGCAGCAACAGCAAGAACTACACTTGGAGTTGACAGTTACACTATTGATGGTGGCACATTCTAATTAATTTATGTTATAATAACTTAGTTAATATGGAGTGACTAATGGCTAATACTATAAAAATAAAAAATAGCGGCACATCATCCAATATACCAAATAGTCTTGAGCATGGCGAGTTAGCGATTAACTATGCCGACGGAAAATTATATTATAAAAATAATTCTAATTCTATTGTAGAATTTACTAGCGCAGTTAATTTAGCTGGAACCGTATATAATCAAACTATAGGAGATGGCACAAATACTTCTTATGTTATAAATCATAATTTTGGAAGTAGAGATGTTAGCGTAACAATAAGAGAAGCATCTTCTCCATATGGACTGATACTTACATCATGGGAAGCCACTAACGGAAATAATGTCACCGTTTATTTTGATAGCCCCCCATCCTCTAACTCTGTAAGAGTTTCAGTATATATAGCTGTAGCAGGCCTAGAAGTAGGGCCTACAGGTCCTACTGGCCCTACAGGTCCCACTGGTTCTACAGGCCCTACAGGACCAACAGGAGGTCCTGGCCCCACAGGCCCTACTGGTTTAACTGGAGATACTGGCGCTCCTGGCCCCACAGGCCCTACTGGTTTAACTGGAGATACTGGCCCTACGGGTCCCACAGGTCCAACAGGCCCTTCTGGTCCCCCAGGTGCAGACTCAACAGTTCCTGGCCCTACTGGCCCCGCAGGCCCTCCAGGACCAACTGGTCCATCAGGAGGGCCACCAGGTCCTACAGGTCCCACTGGAGCCACAGGTCCCACAGGACCAACAGGCCCTACAGGGCCAACTGGAGTAGGCGCTCCATTAACAAGCTCTGCAACTGCGCCATCTTCTCCATCTGCTGGAGACCTTTGGTTTGATACAAATACTGGCGCTACATATATTTACTACAACTCGGCATGGGTTGAACTGGGTGGTGGCACAATGTCGCCATATCAAGCAACTTCATCTACTCGTCCATCCTCTCCTTGGACTGGTCAACATGTCTACGAGACAGATACAAAAAACGAGTTGACATGGGATGGCTCGGCATGGTCAAAACAGTGGAACACTCCTTGGGGTTATGTAGCAGAAGCAACTTTTGCTACAAGCACTGGATACATAACAACAGCACAAGACATTTTAAGCGTAACTTTCAACGCAGTTTCTGGAAGGCGTTACAGATATACGGCTTCAGGTCTTTTAGTTAGTAACGCATCTGGCTCGTCGGTTACATTATTTACAAACGCATCAAATACTGCTTTGCGTGAATATTTTGCATACTACGCATCCAGTTCTAACAACTATGTAACTGGTTTTATTGATTACATTGAAACTGCTGCTTCTACTGGTTCTCTAACAAGAAAAATAAGACATGATACAAGTACTCCTGGAATTTTGTACTACGGCGCAAGCACTCGTGATTCCATCGCGTGGAAGATTAGAGTGGAAGATATTGGACCTGCATAATGGCTGCAATTACTTTCCCTTCATCTCCATACACAAACCAGATTTATACTGTCGGCTCTAAGAGTTGGCAGTGGGACGGCGCAGTATGGGCAGCATATTATAATGAAGGCGCTGATGCAGTCTATGGTACTGGATCAGATGGAGATATAACACTTGATGGCACTACAACCATTTTGGGTATGGCACCATCTTCGAGTGTCTATTCAATGACTCGTGATATGTATTTTAATGATTTAACAATAAATGCCAATGTTCGACTTGCTCCAAATGGATATAGAATATTTGTTAAAGGTACTTTAAAATTTAATAGTGACTCTACAATTGGTTTTACTACAGGTTATTCTACAGCTGGCTCTATAGCACAAGGGGGAGCTGCTACAACAGCAGTTACACATTCTTTGGGAGGCTCTGCTACAGGATATTCTGCTACAGCACCAACATCAGCTATGGGTGGATCTTCATATTTTCAGATTCCAAGACAAGCAATTACGGGTTATTCAATCACTGCATCTGGAGGACCAACATTTCTTAGAGGTGGAGCAGGAGGGTCTGGTCAAGCTGGTGGTGGAGTAATAATACTTGCAGCACGTTATATAGCTGGGCCATCAAGTGGGACTGGATACATTAAGGCACCAGCAACTGCACCAGCTGGTGGGGGAGTGATACTATTAGTTTCTTCTACATCTTCTCTTCCAGCATCTATCTCAACGGACGTAACGGGTCAGAATAGTGGAACCTACTATTACATGCAACAGGTGTAAGTATGGCAATCTCACGAATAGAAACTAGTGTATCACGCGTAAATAATGATGAAACTTATGGGAATGGTTCTGATGGCGATGTGACCATAAGTGGAACTATTACATTAACTTCAGATAAATATTATAACAATCTAACAATACCATTGGGAAATGTGCTAATTACAAATGGATTTCGTGTATTTGTAAAAAATACAGCTATAATAAACGGAGTTATTGGAATAGGTTCTGTTTCTGGAAACTCGAATGGATCTACCAATGGAACAATATCAAGTCCAGGGTCTTCCGTATCTACAGGCACAGTAGCTGGCCATACATCTTCTACTATATCCTATAGAATAGGTGGCCAAGGCGGTGGGTCTACCAATCCTAATATTACAGCACTTCCAAGTTATTTAATATCTAGAATAGAAGCGGCTACAGGTGTTGTCTTTGATGCTACATATGCAAGTTCATCAGCCTTAGTTTTATCTGGTGGATCTAAAGGAACAACAGGTTCTACCGGGGCTAGTGCTCCAGCATTAACAAACAGTGACACTTGGCCAGGTAAAGCTGGATCTCCTGGTTCTAATGGGACTCATCCAACTGTTGGTACAACTGTTGGAGTACCTGGAGGAAAAGGTGCAACAGGCTCTGACGGAACTGCAACAGGAGCAACTCCAGGTCCTGGTGGGGCAGGTGGATCTGGAGCTAATGGTGGTGGAGTAGTAGCAATAATGGCTAAGTCAATATCAGGAACTGGCACAGTAATGTCATTAGGAATGATTGGTGCGACGGGCTCTGCAGGAACAGCGGGTTCACCTGGCACTGCAGGCGCAGCTGGAGCTAAAGCTCCAGACAGGACAGATCACCACCACCACAGCGCCGTTATTCATGAACCTCACACACTGCATCACTACAGTCATCATAATCATGTTCCAGCTTATCATGACAAAATTGTATCTCATGGTGCTTATCATGAAACTCTACATAATGGGCATCACCATAATCACTCCGCTACTATTCATGCACCATGCTGTACAGTTAGTCCTGGCCATCATTGGACTGGTGGTGCTGGTGGTGCTGGAGGAGCTGCTGCACCAGCAGTGACAGGTGCTACAGGAAAAAGAGGCGGTGCTGGAGGAGGCGGTGCTATTATTATAATAACTGAAGAAACTCCTAGTGGATTAAACTATGATGTTAGAGCAGGCACTACAGCTGATTTAGATACACATTCTGCTTCCAATGGAAGCACTTATATAATTTTAAACAAATAAGAGGTAAAATATTATGGGCTTTTTTGACTCACTTAATAATGAAGCTAAATTACAAGCATTAAATTTTAGTATTGAAATGCACGAACGTGAGCTGTACAGAATATTAGTTGGTTTAGGCATAGATGCTGAAACCTTTGATCCAGATTCATGGCAGGAGCCAGTTAATATGGAAACAGCAATAGGTAAAGTAGCACATTATATTTCTCTAATCCAAGATTTAAGAAACAGACTTTCTAATTTTTCATGAAAAGATATATAGCAGTACCAAGCGATAAATGTATAGATGGCGCAATTCCTCACCACATTATGCAAATGGCAAAAAATGAGCTTTTAGAGATTGTTGTTTCAGAAACAGTAAAGGATGCAAAGATCGTATCAGTTCCACAAATAGAAAAATATGAACACTATAAACAAGTTCGTAAAAATTATATTTGGAAACTTGATATGACAAATGAATTCATTGAACTTAAAGATAATCTAAAAATAATTTGTTTAAATAAAGAAATTTATCCTATAATAAAAGAAAAACATTTAGCATATTTTAGAATGAGGTTTCTTAATAGTGGAATTATAGACTTTCTTATTAAGAATGATGATATCATATTGTATGAAGGAAAAGTTGAAGTTATATAATGAATGTTAAAAATTTAGCGACTTGTGTATCAGTCTATAGTGATTTTTTTGACTCTTCTCTATTTTTGGAGCACTTGGAACTAGAAAGTAGAAATGATTGGGGAGATATTTCTTGGAAACACTCTGCCGTAGGAGGTGGATTAGTTCAAAAATATAGAACATCTTCTGAGTGTGATATCTCTTTTTTGGGTAAAGAAACAGTAAAAACACCTTTAGCACAAATGTTTAAAAACGAGATTCAAACACCAATGTTTGATATAATAGAAGACTATAGAAGCGAATACAATATTCCAGCACTTTCCAATGAGGGTTGGAGGGTACTGAAGTATTCTATTGGAGCAGAATATCATAACCACTATGACCATTCACCAATGAACTCTAGAGTAGTTAGTTTAGTTGCATTCCTTGATGACGTAGAAAAAGGTGGAGATTTGGAATTTCCATTTTTTAATGTAAAAATAAAACCAGAAAAAAATACAGCTGTTGTTTTTCCATCAAATTTTCCATACCTACATATAGCACATCCAGTAGAAATAGGCACAAAGTATAGTTTAGTAACATGGTTTCAGTAGTATCAATAAATGAATTTGCAATTAAATCAAACCCCTGTTATGCAGCCATTCCGGCATGTGAGACAGTGGCTTTGACGTATGTCCATCCAAATGGAATAGAAGAGTTTACTGACTACATAGCGTATGCTCTAGGCGAAAGTACTATAATTGCATTTAACGATTTACCGAATGCATCAGATCCTTATTCCTTAGAAGCAACAACTGATACTGGAGAAAAGTATATAATTCAATTCAATCTTTACGAAAGAGACATGAATGAATTAAATGGTGTCAATATAAAACCTCATCAATTTTTTAGTTTTCTTAAACCAGTTCATGTAAAAAGCAGCGAGATTGCTGGCTTAGTTGCATTAAATGATAGATGCGATATAGACAAATATGGCCCAAGAGTATATGATATTTCTGATGGAGTCAGTGAGCAGCCTATGGACTATTCTATGATTGCTGGTAATATAAAAGATTTTAGAGTCATATATTCTATTAACGGCGTAGGATATGTAACTGTACAAGAAGTTTGGCCTATTGCTATGAAATGGAGAAATTGGCCAATAGTTGTTGGTGTTTCTAAAACATTTTCTGGAATGGTTAAGCTTTTATCTGAATGGAAAGCAGCTTATCAATCCGGCCTTTCAGATGAAGAAATTGCAAGAGGCGCTAAAGACCTTTTGGATCAAGCAGGAATAAACGAAACGATGATCTCAGAGTTGGAACAATTGGAAACAACAATGCCAGTTGAAAGATTTTTTAGGGGCGAACTAGATGCTAGGCACGGCTTTTCTGAAAAAGGATTTTTACCAAATTCAATTAAACAATTAATAAAAGATCAATCAAGATATGAAACACTAACATCTTTAGGATTAAATCATTCTCTGCATCCTGAAATACCCCAGTGGATTAAGGATGAGGAAAAAAAGAAAATGGATAATTACTTATTAAAATATGTTTACATAGCTATGCCAGAAATAGATCCAGATACTGTAACTGTAGAGCAGATATCTGAATCTCTTGATTTCTTTACTAATGGCCTACCAGAAATAAAAGACACTCAAACTTTTATAAACGCAATAAAAGGAAAAAGATACTACGATGCAACAACAAAATAGAACTATAGGCATAGTGGGCTCTGGAACTGCCGGGCTAATAGCTTCACTAATGTTAAGACGCGCTTTTCCAAATGATGACATAGTAAATATATCGTCCAGTAAAGTTGGAATTGTTGGTGTTGGAGAAGGTAGCACTGAGCATTGGCGAGACTTTATGGACATGTGCAGTATAGGGGTAGAGGATCTTTTAACTAATACTAATGCAACACATAAATATGGCATAAGATTTGAGGGCTGGACCAATCAAAGACCAGACTATTTCCATAGCGTTGGTTCAATTCCGGAAATATACGCATTTGGTTTAATTGGCGAGTATATGAGCTTTCTTGAAAATGACAAACCAATAACTTCACAAACAGGTCATCTAGGCTTGGTTCATAATCAAGTGATTAAAGAAAACATGCACAACAACACTAATCAGTTTCATTTTGATACGTTTGAGTTAAATAATTATTTAGTAGGACTTTGTTTTAAAAGAATGATTAGATTTATTGATGACGAGGTTGACTCAATAAATCTCAATGAAAATGGTTATATTAACTCAGTCACTTTAAGTTCTAAAGTTGAAATTAAAGCTGATATTTGGATTGACGCAACAGGCTTTGCAAAAAAACTAATGACATCTATGGGAAATACTGATTGGGTTTCTTTTTCAAAGTATCTACCAACTAATGCAGCGATAGCATTTCCAACAGAATCAGATCCTAATAATCAGATAAAACCATATACTAGAGCAAGAGCTGCAAGTTGTGGATGGATGTGGGAAATTCCTACAACCGAACGTCGTGGGAATGGTTATGTATATAATTCTAATTTTATTTCTGAAGAAGAAGCAGTAAAAGAAGCTGAATTAATTTCTGGTTATAAAATAGAAAAATATAGACATTTTAATTTTGATCCAGGATATTCTCCTGTTCAGTGGTATAAAAATTGTATTTCCGTAGGTCTTTCTTCTTCATTCGTAGAACCTCTTGAAGCCACTTCAATTGGTAGCACAATAATACAATGCAAACAGATGATAAATGGTCTAGCATCGTATACCGCAGATTCTTCTGCTATTCAAGAAAGCTACAATAAAAAAATGAAGCAAATGATGGAAAACATACTAGATATGATTCGCCTTCATTACATATCTGACAGAGAAGATACTGATTTTTGGAGATACGTAAAAACACTTCCAATTCCAGATAGTCTTCAAAATTTAATAGACCTTTGGGCAGAACAGGTGCCATCACATTATGACGTTCCCAATAATGGTCATCTTATGTTCTTGTCTAGACATTTCGTTCACGTTATGCAAGGGCAGAATCTTATAAATCCTAAAGCATCAACACGAGCCATGGAAAATATGGGTGTAAGAAATATTGTAGAAAAAAATGCAGATGAAGTTAGACTAAGAAGATATAGTAGAGAAATGATAGATCATAGAGAATCTCTAATGCAGGCCGATATATCTAATAGCAGTTTTGGTATTTAATATGAAAAAAAATAAAAATGTATCAAAAATTAAAAAAGTTAAACCAGGCTCAATTAGAATCACTCCAATTGACAATAGGTTTATGGCAAGCGCTCCATATGTAAATAATTCACAATCCTTACCAAAATGGTTTAGACAAATACATAAAGGACACGGGTCAATTAGGTCTTGTGCTGGAGTATCAGACTTTTTAAATGCTGGAGTAACAATACCAGCATGGACAAATTTTTATTTTACTCCAAATATTGAACAAAATGTATGGGCAATATCTGCAGACAATATGAATCCGCCAATTGGTTTTGAGTGGGCAGGTAATTTTTCTTTTCATCAAACGGGTAAATGTCCCATGACAGATATTAGAAAAATAGAAAAAATGTCTTATCCAAAATTAATAACACCTTGGAGAATACAAACAGCTCCAGGATGGTCTTCGTTAATATTGCCGGTTCACTATGAGGAAAATGAAGACTATTCAATACTTCCAGTTATTGTTCATACCGATTTTTATCAAGTTGCAAATATTGTTTTAAATGTCAAAACAAATTCAGAATTTTCTATAAAGTATCAAACGCCACTTGTTCAGGTAATTCCATTTAAGAGAAATTCAGATATAACAGAAATTGAATTTATGGATGAATCATTTTTTAAGTACGCATCAACAAACATGTATATGACTGGTGGAATAGCACCAAGATCTGGAACTGGACAAGCCTATAGAAAGGCTGTAAGATTAATTGATTCAATCTTAGAAAAGAAAAAAAAATGACTGACAATATCTATCGTTTTAAAGTAGATGATTATAGGAATAGAACAGACAATAAATACTTTCCTAATACCGAAGAGGATTGGAAGGAGTTTTTGTGGAAAGTACATTTTCTTGGCGGCAAGTCAATGATACTGCTATGGCATTATGATCAAATGGAAAAGAAAGCACGAGAAGAAGCAAGTGATAAAGATTCTTAATGCTGTTAAGACAATGTCTCATGGCTCGTATTGGACAAAAGCCAATACCGTAGAGGCTTGGGGGTTTGCAACAAAAATTGCAATCATCTTCCCTGGTCTACTTTTAGGTCAACAGTTTTGGTGGCTTTATATATTTGCTATAATATCCAGTTTAGCTCTGATATGGTCATCAACAGAAAAAACGCTTCCAACCATTATTCTTTTTAATGTTGCCTGGGTTATCTTGGCAAGTCTTTCTATTTTAAAACATTTTTTGCAATAGGTAGACACGAAACAAAACCAGTTACTAGTGTTAGTAGGCATATTTATTTGCAGTTTTTTCTATGAAAAAAATGACAATTTTGATAAGGATTCAATAAAATGGTTAAATAGCCCTCAAAAAGGTGTAAGATCAGGATAATTCAAATGCTATACAACGAAAACATTACTTATGATCAACCTGGCTTGAGCTATGTTGGTACTATAATAATTAATGTTGAGGGCTTATTAGACCCTATAATCATTTCTAATGTTAACGTTGCCATTACCACATCTCAGGATTACTCTAATGCAACAACTGTTGCAGTACTATCTTACGATATCTACCCAGAAGGCATAATCACCATACAGGCCACTCAGTCGCAGGCAAATGCCTTAGTTGAAGCGGTTACCTCTTCTGGTTCTGGCACCGCAGAAATAACGCTATTACAATTTTAAATAACTGGAGTCAAAATGGCCATAAGCAAAGTTTTAGTTAACGATACTGTTAGAATTAAGGTAAAGTTCGTAGACACTGACCCAATAACCTTAGAACAAACAGAGGTTAGCCCAGTATCTGTTTCTGTTGTTGTTTTAGATTCAGATGGGACGCAGATAGCATCAGCATCAGCAACCCAAATTACTAGCTCAGAATATTATTATAATTTTTCTACAGCAACAGCTGGAGAATATACAATTAAATTTACTGGGACCTTAGCAAATACGACTTCTATTACGGTTAGTCAACAACTATATGTTAGTTCTATTACCGAAGAATATAAGCCGTCTATTACTTTGAGATCTGATGAGACAATATCTTTTGCCCCAGACATTGATCCATTATATTTGGATCCAGAAGAAATATTATCAATATTTCCGGAAGCAGGACTTTTAGAAATAGGAGAGTTAGTCTATAATTACTCAAACGAAGTAAAAGAAATGTATTCTATTCAAGATTCAAATACAAATCCAGATTTACCATTTACAGTACTAGAATATATTAAGGCTTCAGTTTGCTGTGAGCTTAGTAGAACTTATGGATTTGGGGGAGACGACGAAATGAGTCTTAAGCTTGCAGACCTAGAAATAACAAATAGATCAGCACCAAGGGATGTTGCCACCAGATCAAATGCAACCACATGGTGTCAAATAGCTGCTTCTTTAAGAAGAGAAATTTTAGCCAAAAAGGTTTATATGAGAGGGGTTCAGCCAAAGAACCTTCCAAACAAAAAAACTTTTACTTCTGGAAAAACTGTAGATCCACAAACAGGAAAATTAATATACTTGTCTGATAAAGAATTATATGGCCCAGGAAGAAAAACTCCAACAGATCCAGATGACCCAATGCCAGACAGAGGCTTAAGACAATATGATTGATGCTAAAAAAATATTTGAAAAGATATTAAAACAATGGGGACATGATATATTCTTGCAAAGAAGATTGTCAGATGATTTTGTTTATAACGATGTCCTAGAGAGGCATACCACTAGATCCTTATACGCTAGAAGTTTTGCGTTATCAAACGCTAAAGAAGAAGTGCCAGAAGGAGTTATAACAAATTCTGAATTAGTTTATTATTTTAAATCAAATGTTAATCCAAAACCTGGAGATCGCATTTATGAGCAATCTTTTAATTCTTTAGAAGATACTATTATTTATGTGATAGACGACAGTTATGGCGTCAGGGGAAAAAGAGGCGAAATTAACTATTGGATAGTTGGTGCAACAAAAGAGGTTCCAAGCTGATATGTTAATAGCAAAACCAAAAGAGTACGTAGAAATACAGTTTACATATAAAGATGGATATCAGTATGTAGATCCAACAGCAGATATAGTTGTATATCTAAAAAGAGGAATTGGGACTCCTGGAGCAGTAATAGATGGACCACTCGTTTATGACATAGATGGCATCACTGCAGCAACCCCCACATATATTCAAAACATATCTACAACGGCAACTATAGAAAGAGTTTCCGAAGGTTCATATAAACTTAGGTATATGCTGCCACAAGGTTTATATAAGGGAAATTATACAATACAAATTTCAACTATAGCTAGTGCAACAACATCAATTAAAGAAACGTATATACAGTGCAATAACCCAAATAATATTGATGAAGAATTTTCATATAACGATAAAAGCATATCAATATCGAATAGATCAAAATATGTAGAAATAAATAATCTATCTACCAATTCAATTCTTCTCATAGGTCACACTGACGCTCTTCAAGAGTTTGAAATATATCGACCAACGTCAATGCAAGACGCAATTAATGTTTTAAGAGCTGACTTTGATTCTCCGTTAACTAGGGGAATCTTTGATTGTTATGCCGCAGGCGGTAGAGACATTTATATTATGTCGTGTGGCAGTATGTCAGAGTATGTTGCAGATGTTTCAAAAAGAAATGAAAAAATATTTGCAGACGATGCCGCCACACCAAATATCTACTCGTTCTATGAGTTATACGGAGCAAAACTCTCTCTCTGCTACGAGATACTTTCTGATTACGAATTTATAGACATAATCGTTCCACTAGAAACATCATTTATTTCAAGTGGTGGAGTTAATTTTGTAAAACAATTAGCAGACCACTGTCACCAAATGCAGGTCTCTACTGGCGAAGTGCAAGTGGGAATTATTGGCTCAAGAAGCTCTCAATCAAGACAAGATGACATTACAGAAATCAACAACGCAAACTTTGAAATAGGTTCTTCAATAACATCATCTGGTGAGATAACAAAAGATAGTGGAAAATATATTATCTTAATATATGGAGAGTCTGTTTTTAATCATAAACAAATAAGAAGATCTTATGTCGGTTCTATGGCTGCAGCATATGCAGGGTCACTTTCTTCAAATAGAATTGACTATGGAATGGCCAAAAAAAGAATAGAACCGTGCCTTTCTATATTTGGAAATGAAATTAATTCTGAACAAATGGCCATATTAACAAATAAAAAAGTAAATACAATATTTTCAGGAAATAGAGCAAGAAGGGGAGCGCTTTATGATGTTAGGGTTAGCGGAGATTTAACTCAGTCTATATCTGAAAATTATTCAGATTCGTCTAACGTAAGGCTAGTTGCCATGATAATAGCTGAAGTCCAGTCTATGGGACAAAATGCAATAGGTAAATTCGCCAACGATCATCTAATAAGATCAGTTGACGGCTTTATGCAACAGTTAAAAATTAATGATATTATAAGAGACTATAATTTTGACGCCTATGCAGACAAATTGGAAAAAGGAAAATTGTATCTTACTATTTCTATAACCTCTGTTAGAACACTAAGGTCAATATCTTTTAATGTAGCAACGGGCAGAGGAGCTTAAAATGCCACAAAACGCTTTTAGATTTCCGGTACCAAGCGTAAACGAAATTAATAATGATAGAATGTTTGGAGCACCCCTCCAGGCATCTGGTAATTTAACCTACCTAGAATTCATTGCAATAGTTAAAGCACTTTGGGAAAATGCCTACCCAGATATTAAAATACAGCCCACTGCAAGTGGGACATATGCTGAGTATCCGGTTATCGTTTATGGTCTTGAAATTAGAAAAACACATAGTTCAGAACCAAAACCGAGAACTCGAAACAGTCAAGGGTCGCCAAATGTTATGGTGTTTGGGCAAAGATTTCAAAATGTTGTTAGTTTTACTTTAATAACAAAAGCTGATCAAGGAACCTCAAAAAGCGATCTTGAAAAAAGATATTCTGGAGCTCAAGTAGCTGATACTTTAATAGAGATATTTGAAGACTTTATGTTGGAGCATACTCCCGTATTTAAAAGGCTAGGGGCTGCAGAGTTGGTCTATTCTAGAAGACTTTCTGACTCAGATATCAATAGGGATAATACAGATATTGTTAAAAGAACAGTCACATACATGCTAACTACAGAAAAACTGATCGCTACATCTGTGGATGTTATCGAAAAAATTGCCATTGACGTTAGAAGATATATGGCTTATGAGCAGTCAATTTTGGACCATAAATCTGATTTTGCTACTCCAAATTATGATAACACGGAAATAAATATAATAGACCTATATCAAACTTCTACCCCAAACAGTTAATGTAGTTTGTTTTTATAAGTTTGTTATTACTATATAAAAGAAGTTAAAACCAAACTGCCCCAATCGGAGGTCTATAGACTAATGGCTCTACCAGGTGTAAAAACAGTAATTAAAGATCGCTTTTATAGCATCTCTAGACAGGATATTCCTGTCGGTCCACGAATCTGCCTCATCGCAAGAAGAGGTGCGGCAGTTGCTGGAGATAATTCCAGCAGAGTAAAGGATCTTGACGTAGTTCAGGCTACAACTGAGCAAGATGTAATCGACGCTTTTGGCGAAGACTCAGATGTCCATAGAGGATTTATTGAGCTTTTAGCAGGAGGCGCAGAAAGAATATTTATTGTTCCTCTTCCTTCTGACTCAGTTTTTGATCACAGCGCTGGAACAATTACAAGTTCATCCAGCTCAGGAGTAAACGTTTTTGATGCAGCGTTTGCAGCAGCAGAAGCTGCGCAACCTGACATTATCGTTCCTTGGGGTCGCGGAGGTCATCCAGATGACTGGCAAAGTCCAGCAACTCCTGGTGACGACTATGAATATGGTTTCTATGCAAATAATGCGACAACAACTTCAAGCTGGGCCTATAAGGTTGCAGTAAAAGTTAAAGAGATAAATGAGAACTCACACTCATGCTTCGCAGTTATGGGTGTTAAGCCCTATAATCCAGGAACTGGAAACGTTACAGAAGTAATGACACCAGCAGAAGTAGCAACACACCTAAATACAAGTGCAACATCTGGAAGTGTTCTTAATACTTTGATCACCAGAGATGGAACAAATATGGCAGAAGTTGGCAGACACGTTGTTGTTGTTGCTAGCGAACTAAAGCCAGTAAATTATGTTTCTACTTGGGGTTACGCAAATGGTGCAACAACAATGGCTGCTGCAATAAGCAGAATGGCATCCTTTACTTCTCCTGTTAACAAGACTGCATATAACGTTGCTGCAATGAGATACAACCCAACAAGAACTCAGCAAGAGAGATTGTCAGATGCGGGAGTAAATACTGTAGCACTTAACTTTAATAAGATACCAACCTTCATTGAAGGCTTAACAATGGCATCTTCAACATCTGACTATACAAGAGTTTCTACAATGAGAATTATCAACGAAGCAGCTCTTTTGGTTAGACAAGTATGTCAGAAGTTTATTGGAGAAGCATCAACCATTCAGACTCGTAACTCAATGGAAACTGCAATCACATCAGCTTTAAGAGGTATGCAACAAATTGGAGCTTTGCTAGATAGTGACTTTACCGTAAGTTACATTCCAGCAGAAAACAAAGCGATTGTTGACCTCGTTCTGACACCAGCATTTGAACTCAAGAACATTGATGTTCAAGTAGCAATTAACCTATAAACCATAAATAAAAATACCGAATTGGAGGGTATAAAATGGCAGGAGAATACTATGATGGTCCAGTTAATAAGTATCTAAATACTTATACTACATTTTCTGGAGCAGATATTGTTGCCACCTTTGGTGGCGTTGAAATTGGAGCTCTTTCTGGAATTACATTTTCAGTAACAAGAGAAAAGGCACCAATCTACACTATGGGTTCACCAAACCCACGCTCTTTCTCAAGAGGCAAAAGAGGAATTGCAGGATCATTAATCTTTACTGTTTTTGATCGTCCAGCTCTTTACCAGATGATTGAAGCTCATCATGCAACAGACAACTCAATGAAGTTCTTTACAAGAAGACACAACACTCTTCCTGGAGATCCTCAGCACAAGAGAGGAATTGCAGAGTTTACAGATCAGTCACGTGACATTGTTTCACAAGTTCCATATTATGCGGATCAAATTCCTCCATTTGATATTACCGTAACATTTGTTAACGAATATGGACAGGGCGCAGTAAGATCAATTTATGGAGTTGAGCTTTTGAACGAAGGTTCTGGAGCTTCTATGGATGACATTGTTATCGAAGAGACAATGACATACGTAGCTCGTGAAATTGGTCCAATGTACAGAATTACAACTGATCAACTTGGAAGGTTTAACACTGGAGATCTTAAGGATCTTATCAGCTCAGACGCAGCTGGACAAAGTGGCTTAAATACCCAAATTATTAGACCATAATATTTAATTAAAACCCGCATAATATGGAGGACGTGATTATTTTCATGTCCTCCATATTGTTTTCTAGGAGTATAAATGACATCACTTCAACAAAAAAAAGATGAGATATTCAGATATGAAAGTGGGGTCACTTCCAATAGATTAGCTAAAGGAATGCCAGACCCATTTTCTAACATGTCCTATGCTGGAACTGATATATCAGCAACAATAGTTGTTCCAAATATAGATAGGAATACCAAGACAGTTGGAGAAGCTGATATTCTTGAAATGGCAGAAATTCAAACAATATCTTATTCTATTCACCGAGAAAACTCACCTGTTAGAACTCTTGGTCACGTAAATCCAAGAGGATTTGTTAAAGGTGGAAGAACAATAGCGGGCTCTTTAATCTTTACAGTTTTCAATGAGTATGCGTTTTATAGAATTAAAGAGTTTAGAAATATAATGGCAGAAACTGGATTATTCTTTGCGCCATTAGCAGACATGCTGCCACCATTTGATATAGTCTTATCTTTTTTTAATGAATATGGAATGGCATCTAAAATGAAGATTTATGGCGTTACTATAGTAGATGAAGGTGGTACAATGTCTGTTGACGACTTAATCACCGAACAAACCTACACCTTTATGGCTAGAGGTATGCAGCCACTTGTAAGCATGGAAAAAGATCCAATGATGCTACCAGATGATGTTTATGATGCATACGAACAAAGGCAGAAAAACTTTTGGAATTCAAATTCCACAGATAAGTTAACAGAATATACAACTTTTATAGACAGGGTTCCAAGGGCATAATAAAATGGCAAGAGATTATAATTCAATTGTTGGACAAAAAAGTTATAGACCATTTACTTCTTATATTCCGTATGAATTTAAAGATCCTACTCAAGCTCAAAGCTTTGATCCTTTAAATCCAAACGTAGATTTGCAATGGGCTGGAAAGACAAGCTCTGCAGAACAATTTAATCAATATTATGATTATTATTTTACTGGAGAAGATGTCAGAATATATATTGATGGACTGTTTGATGCATCAGATGAATTAGATTTAGCCAGTTTTGCTTTTGCAATTAAGCAGGAGAAGCAGCCTCTTTATGGTTTCTGGTCTTATAATTATGATGTTATGATGGTGGGAACTAGAATCATCACTGGAGAATTTAGTGTGTATGCAAGATATCCAGGAAGAATGACCGACCTTTTGTCAAAGGCAGCAGAAAAAAGAGCGGGATTTTATACATCAGAAGGGGCTAATGCAAAGATTCAATCTTATTTATTGAGTAGGGCAGAGTCTTTAGATGATGAAAAAAATATTAAAAAATACTGGGCAAACAGCAGGCTAGATAGACTATCTTCAGATAATAGTTCAGATGACGCAAGAAATATATTTTCTGCACATCCTCCTTTTAATTTTGTTATTAAATATGGAACACAAGAAGGTTCTGTAACTACAGTGACAAGAAATAAAGGCGATGATGGAGACGACAACTATGATACTTTGGATAGGTTAATGGCCACTGACTTTAATGAAAGACTAGTGCAAAAAACTGCATCCGATAAAATGGATATAGTTTTGCAAAGTATTCAGCTTCTAGGGATGGCATCTGGCTACTCTACTGGAGGGCAGCCTTTGGTGGAAACTTATCAGTTTATAGCAAGGGACATGTATGTCTCTTCTGGAGCATCAAGAAAAGCTCCAACATCAAGCGAAACCACAGCCACCAATGAGGCGGCACAAGTTAAGGGAACTAGTGCAACACAGACTTCTGCACCACCATCAGAAGAAAGAATAGCATATGTTACTACTTATGGACAAGTTCCATAGGCAGTGTTGTATGGTATAATGTTTTAGGTTTATTTTAAAAATAGGAGAAAAGTATGACCGAGAAAAGAAAAGTAGTAGTTAGTTCATCAGAAGAGTTAATCGAAGAAACTGGCGCACAAGAAGCTCTTGTAGCACAGATGGTAGATGAAGATTTTGATACAGAAGAGCAGGACATAGAAGCAGTTACTTCAGTAGAAGATTTGCCAGACGAAGAAGAGATTTGGCCAGATGGGCCGACTGCAGGACAGATCAAAATTTGGAAGAAAGAACATGGTGACGTTTATGTTACGTCAATATCTTTTGACAAGCATATTGCATGGAGACCTCTTTCTAGATTAGAATATAAAAATCTAGTTAGAAAAATGGAACAACTTGTTCAATCAGGGCAAATGTCAACAGCAGAAGCAAACCTTTGGAATGAAGAAGCCATAGCTGAGCTTTGCATACTTTTCCCATCTTATGATGTAGCAGCGATGACAAGAGAAATGGCTGGTCTTCCTTCTCTTATTTCTCAAGAAGTTCTTGAGGCATCCGGATTCGTAGCACTAGAAGTAAGACAGTTATAATAAATGATAGACCCATCTTTTATATTTGAAATAAAAAATAAATATGGGTCCATATTTGAGACCTCTATAAAAAAAGAAATTATTCTTTTTAGAGAACTTACTTTTTCAGAATTTGATGAGATATCTGAATTTCAAAAAAATGGCGATAGCTCTAACGCAGACATAGAAGACTTAATAATAAAGTATGCTGTTATTTATCCTCATGATTTTGACTCGGATAAATATCCTGCAGGTCTTGTTTCTTCTCTTGCAGAAGAAGTATTAGAAGAGTCTGGTTTTTCTTCTGCAAAAAAAGCAAAACACATAGTTGAGCAAAAAAGAGAAGAAGCCAATGAAGTTAGATCTTTAATGAAAGCTTTTGTTCTGGCAACAATGCCAACATTTAGGCCTTCAGATCTTGATAATATGACATTTTCTAAATTAGCAGAACACGTTGCATTAGCTGAAAAAATAATTGAGATTCAACAAAACGCAGCTGGAATGGAATCAACCAATGTTTCTCTACAGTTGATTGATCCAGAAGAAGAAATGCAAAAACAAAAAGATTTTGCAAATAGATTTAATGCATCTAGAAAAGATGGTGAAGCTAAATTTGAGGACCCAATTGCTCGCAAGCTTTGGGGATAGTGTTAGGAATCAAAGTTGATTAGAGACCGTGGACCAATAAGCAGTTTGGGTCATGGAGTTACTTCTAGAGACTCTCAAATTAATGAGGGAGAATCAGAGGGCCCAAGTCCTAATTCTGGCGCTATAGCAAGAGCACTAAATGGGCATCCTATGATGCGCTTTTTTGCCTCCACTACAGCTGCTGTTGTTACGTCCGCAGTTTTGGGCAGGGTCGTCAGAGGTCAAGGCTTAAAGCTTGGTAAAAAAATTCAAGACGCAGCAGACGGTGGCAGTCAGTTTTCTGCTAGATTTGTTGATTCATGGAATAAACTAAGACGTACAGCAGACGAACTAGAACGGAGTTACAAGATATGTCGATGATAGTGTTGACCCATACAGTAGACTGGTCTATGAATCTGCAGATGGAACTTTAAGTACTGGGCGAGCAACACAGGCTGTACATAGAGATCAAGTATTAGAGGGCGGCCATTATCTTACTAGGAGCGAAATTCAAGCAGCTGGTGGCGGAATAACAAGAGAGCCAGCAGCTGTTTGGTCTGCAAGAGACGATCTTCAACAGAAGTTTGTTCAACTTGGAAGAAGACTTCCTTACGAATTGCCAGCTCTATATATTACTCAAAGAGCAGTAACAGATCCTCTTTTTGGGAATAATCAAGATAGAAAAAAGGTCAAATGGTATAATCCAGCTGACGTTTTAGCTGACTTTGCTAAGCAATCAGTATATAATATCGCCTCAATTACTGGCCTAGGTGCCGTAGGTGGAGCAGCATTTGGCAGAGCAAAGTTTTATTACGACTTACCATATGCTCAGAATCCTAATCTGTCTCTAACAGCAAAGCAAATGGCTAGAGCCAATAGAGTCGCCGACGTCAGGACAATACTAGAAGAAGTTGGTCAAGACTTTTCTAAGATAGCTGGCGAAACAACTAAATACATGTCTAGCGCCGGTGCAGCATTCAGCTACGCAGTGGAGCAGGGTAAGCAAAATCAAGTCGGCCCAGTACAAGCCATGCACAGAGCAAGAGGCGGACCAAAGGCAGCAGCTCTTGCAGCAGAAAGAGATGGCAAATCAAAGCTAGCACAAGCAGGGCAGTACGCTAAATCTTTTTTTATTGGATTTGAAGATACAACAACTAGTTATTATGGGGCCATTGACACAATTCCTGCATTCAGGGGATTTTCTGTTGGATTAAGATCTTTTAATAGCAAGTTTAGAGATGCAAAACTGGGTCATGACGTTATATCTGGATCAAAGAACTTTGCAGATGCAGTTTTATTAATTAAGGGCCCATCACTCGATGCAACCAATAGATTAGAAGACGCGATTAGAGCTATTCAGGGGCAGCACAGAAGCAAGTTTTCATCATACGCCGAAACAGTTAATCAACTCATGGGTAAGGGCGGTCCTGGTGGAGGGGCAGTTGACGAAGCATCTTTTGCTACTGTTCTTAAAACTAATGTCTATAAAGAACAATTAGCTGGCAACTTAAGAAGAAACGGTGCGTCAAAAGAAGCTGCAGATAGATTTGTTAGATCTATTAATGTTGTCAAAACACCAAGAAGCAGCAGGGGCATGGAGCATGCCAGTGTTAGAATTCAAATAGGAAAAAGTCACTCTCTATCTACAACAGATGATGATTTTTATGATACAGTTCTTAAAGTTTTTAGAAAAGCAAATCCAGAAGTAGAAGATCAATTCACTTCAGATGCACTTAAAAGATCTATTAGTGCAACAGATGCATTGTTCACTAGAAAAGAATTTCAAAAAAGATTAAAAGCAAAAGTAGACAGTTCTTGGAACACTTTTTATCATGAGTCAGTAGTTCCTTATGGGCAAACAATGCTCAAGCCACAAAAGGCAGTGTATCAAGATTTTGTTGGACCTCTTACAAATGCAAAAGAAGATTTTCTTAGAAGAAGAACTGCTCAGATACTTGGCATAAATTTATTAGACTCAAATAAAAGATACGTAAGTTCTTCGCTAATTGATCAACAGATAAAAAATAGAGGTATAGACGCAAGCAATTTTGGAGAGTTAAGAGCTTTCTTAATTAAGAATAAGGCGATGACATCTAGGGCAAGCTCTGGTGGATACAACCTATTTGGAATGAAACAGCTTTTAGTTGACGAAGCTTTTGATAAAGGTATTTTTAATTATCTCAAACCAGAACAAAAAGACGTTGTAAGAGATATAGCTGGTAAGCTAAAAATTAATGACCCTGTTTCAAAGTCAATAGGCTTTTCAAAAATTGATGGAATCTACCAAAATAAACAAGGAGAAATTGTTGATTTTACAAAAATAAAATCTTTAACCTCTAGCTTTAAAGATTTTATGACTCAACAATTTAGAATTCCAATTGTTAGATTTAACCCAATGCAAATGCTTGGAATTGGTGGGCCTAGTGGAGTAAATAAATTTGCGCCAATACAAATTCAAGGTGGCTTGTCAATGCAGCCCTTTGGAAGACTAGAGTCACACGCTGCCGAGATGTTTATATGGACAAAGAAGTCTTCTGGAATTTTTGGTCCTAAAGGAAACCTTTCAATATTGGGGACAGATGCTGCAACAATGTCTCCTCAAATTAGTCAATTAAAAGGCCTTTATAATATTATTAATCCTCAAGAAAGCAATATATTTACACGTGCCTTAAGTTATATGGCGAATAAAAAAACCGTATCAACAGCAGAAATGGAAGCAGCAGCTGGAAACAAAGATCTTTCTTTTATTGATAGAATGAAAAAAAGATTTGATGTTGACGAAGAGCAACCAAACTCCTTATTTAGATTAGCATCTAGGTTTAGAAAAAGAGATTATGATATAAATAATCCAAGAGTTCTTTTAGATTTAGCACTACAAAATGAAGTTAAATATAAAGGTGGTAGAACGCTTAGGCTTCAAACTGGCTCAAAAGGCGCTGAGGTGGTTGATGATCTTGATAATGTTATTTATGACCATAAGCAAGTTCTGAGGGCTTACGATCAATTCCAGCAACAGCCCTTTAATTATGGGGCACCTCTGCCATTTATGAAAGAGTTTGAGAATCTACCGCGGATATCAAATGAAGGTAAATGTTCCTTTTTTCAATAGACAAATGGGAGCAACCGATATAACAAATCCTATTGAGGGGATTGAAACTGGTCAGGCTCTGCTAGATGATATAGCCGCAGCTATACCAGGATTAAGAGCTAGAGGCATTGATACCACTGGTTTAACAAGACAAACCGCAAGAGTAAGAAGCATGCTAGACGACACTAATTTAACCGCAGTGTCTCAAATGGCAGAAAAATCGCCAGCACTTTCAACAAGGTTAGATGAATTAAGAAACGAAATATTCAGACTTATGATTCAGCGCGATGCTGTAACCAGAGGAATGAATAATCCAACTCAATTAATTATGGACATAGATTCTATCGTGGCCAAGATGCTAAAAGATGGAAGGCTTTCTGCAGCTCAAGCAGCAGAAGCAAAAGCTGCTGGCCTCTCTACTCTACTAAACTTTAATGCGTTAAAAACATTTCAACCAAAACTTCCTACAGGAGTAAGTGCATCTTCGGCTTTGGACGAACTAATAGGAATTGCTAGGGATCCAGCAGCTAAAAAAGCTTTCACATCTTTAGCTGAACCATATATTCGTGGAACTAATTCAATAATTAATTCAAGCGGCGTAAGATCATTCACTGCTCCGTTTAAACCAGCTTTTAAAAGAATGTTTGGTTCAGCTCCATATCAGATTGACGAATATGCAAGCAACCCACTTGGTAATCAATCTTTAACTTTTGTGCCAACGGCATCAACAGCTGCTTCTATAGCTGGAGGAAAAAAAGTTGGATTAAATATTGCGGGAATAAATACCTATAATGATCCGTCTTCAGTAAGCTTTGCTTCAATACCAATATCTCATGGATTTGAAAGATTAAATAGATATTTTGGCACTATGGGTGCTGGAATTAATGTTTCAAACTATAGAGGGCCATTAGACCTCTACGCAAGAGGAATGGTAATGAAGCGTGCACTTCCAGTTGTTGCTGGTGGCGCTACAGTCCTGGCTGCAGATAGAACTATTGGCGGAATGGTCAACGAAAGGGATATAAGAGGAGACAAAGTTTATTCGCCATTTTTCTTAGGTCAAGCAGCTTCTGGAGTTATGCAAGCGCAATCTCTCGCTGCAGGTATCACGCCTGGTGGAATGAGCTACCAAGAAAAGAAAGAGCAACTTACTCAAGGGGAAGTTGCAATCAAACAAGGAAGATACTGGCCTCTTGGTAATACGCCTTTTGAAGGCGGTAAAACAATGTACTATCGACCATCGTGGTATAAGAGGCTAAAAACTGCACCTACTTATAGTTCAGATTTTTGGGAAAGTCCAGCAGAAAAATTGGCTTTTGGTTATGACTTTTCTCCATTAAGACCATTTGATCCATATAGATTTGAAAGAAAACACTACTACGATAGACCTTATCCAGTAACTGGAGAATACTTTAGCGGTCCATTTGGACCAGTGACTTCAGTATTAAATGCTTCAGTAGGCAAGCTGCTTAAGCCTCAGCTAGAAATGCACGCAGATGAAGTCACACAAAATATGGCACAGTATGTTCCAGCAGGTCAATCTGGTGCCTACAACCCTCAAGGGTTAATGATGTCTGGCAGGGTGACCATGGATTATGGCCAAAGAGTCCCTGGTACTGGTTCTTACACTGGCGGGTTTGGTTACGGTGCTCCAGGTCAAATGGCAGTGGGCGGTGGAGCTGGAGCTATATCTGCATACAACTCTAGTATGGCCAGTAGAGCTGGAGTGATGGGACTTGCAAAGCAAGAATCAATGCGAACTATAGCTGCTTATAACTCTCAGTATGTGTCAGGCAATCAATACGGTCCACCACCAGTTCCTGGCAATGTGCCACCACAAATTGTAGGAGCAGGAACGCCAATATCTCATGCTAACATGAATTTCCAAGCTGGAGAAATAGGATATAGAATGCAAGAAACATTCGGTATCTACGGTTTCGGTTTTGCCTCTATGCGTGAAGCTTATGGTTTTGGTCAAGGAGACTTTGAGCCACAAAGATCAGTATTACAGTCTGCATCAAAAGCATATGGTAGCAGCAGGGCTTTCTGGGACCTTAACCTTGGTGGTCTTGGTGACGTTCCCCTAACAGCAGAAGGTGCGTTAGGAAACATAGAATTTTCTGAAATAATTAGAAGATTTGTTCCAAAAGACAGAACAAATGTTAATTATTTGAACCCAATTAGAAATACTATGGCGGACAAATACCCATTCTTGCCAGGCGCAGATTATTTTATTAACTTTCAACAAGGCGATCCTTTTACAAAAGTTGCAGAAGGAGAGCTTAGGCTTCCTGGAGCTGGTTATGAAAGAATTAATAATATGTCAGGAGACTATGGTCCGCTGACTCAATTAGATATTTTAGGTGATGTCGCTCCATATTCAAAGCAGTTTAGAGAACTTAATAGAACAATTAATTCGCAACTAACAACTGGAGAAGAGAGAGTAAGACTTGAAAAGATAAGAGCTCAAGTAGAAGACACTACATCAAAATATAATTTTTCTGATTATAAATATAAAAATTCTTCTCCAGAAGAACTCGGTATAGACGCAAAAGGTTACGCCGCAGGAAGAATTGGGGAATACATAGCTCATAGAGATACATATTTTAATACAAAATTTTTGAACAAAAGAACCGCTCAAGAAGATTGGGAAAGAAGAAATGTTTATGGATCAACATTCCCACAATGGCAAGATCCAATTGAAAGCTTTATCATGCCGATGCTGTACAAGTCTACACAAAGAAACCCAATTGCAGCCGCAATTGGTGGTGGTATAGCTGGTTCATTTTTTGGTGCGACAGCTGGAGCTAAGGCTTTTGGTTCAGTAGTTGGATTTGCCGGTGCAGGAGCCTACTCCCTTTTTGGTAATACCAAAGAATTGGTAACTGGTGATAGATTTATTCCAAAAGAACGCAAAAAGCAAATGGCACTAGAAGAATATACAGATATTTTAAGCTATGTTAAAAATACATCTCTTGCGGCAGAGGCTAGACAAATGGGCGATATGGCATCTGCAAACCAGTTCTCACAAGCAGCTAAGAGGACAATGTATGGAGCAGATCTAGCAGGTGCTTCGGTCGACACACTTTCGCTTGCAGTTCCAAAAAGGAAGCGTGAACATTTTAAAGCTATGATTCAAGAAACAGATGAAGGAGAAAGAGAAAGAATTCTTTCTACATCTGGAAGATTAGAAAGAAGAATTTATCAATCCGCTTGGGGAATGAAAGTAGAAGAAAGGCCAGATTTAACTGAATATTTTTCTAGACATGAACTTCCTGGTTTGAGTTGGGAAGGTTGGCATCCGAACACAAATATGGAACATGTTAAAATAAAAATGGGTCAATCGATGGGTATAGACATGTCTCAAATGGGTTACTATCCTCAGCAGGTTCGTGAAGCAAATTTGACTAATCCAAGCTACCCAACTTTTGGAGGAGGAAGTCAACAAGATGATACCGCTGCACAACTCAGGGCAATAATGTCAAGAAACGGAATATCAGGAAACGTAACTCCAGTTTCAAATCCATTTGGCAATTCGGCAATTGATATCTTTGCTGGAATATCACAACAAATTTTTGCGTAGGAATAATTATGGCTTCACCTTTTAACTTATCTTTAGGCAGACAAATTTCTATAGCTGAGTCTGCCTTAAAAAGAAATACTACACTAAGAAATTTTTTTAAGATAGAGCAAAAAGCTGACGGTAGCGGGTATGAATTCGTTTTCACTCCTACTGGAGATAGATTCAGTACGGCACAAGAGGCCACAGACCATATTACTGGTTTACATATAACTGATTATAGAACCTTTAATGCTACAGGCCTAGGAATTGGCGAAAGAAGAGGCGCTAAACATATAGGTGAAGAAGCAAAAGCTTTAAACACGCGCTTACAAAGATCGACAATGGACCCACGAACTAGAGATGTTCTCATAAAAATGGATCTTGAACAATATATAGATGAGGCAATGACTGTTGAATATTTAAAGTTTGATTTTGGTGGAGGCAAAGAAGAGCTAGATGCATTCATGAACTCTCCATTTGGTCAAAAGCACGGAATGTTAAATGTTACTGATGATGGCATCATGGTTATGAGATATAAAGATTCAGCAGGAAATGTCATAGATTCTACTCAAATGAAACAACTTCAGTATGCCCTTGGTCTTGGGACGTTAACAGATAAGTTTGTTGACGATTTAATGACAAAAGATTCAATTACGGTAGGTAAAAAAGTAGCAAAATTACCAAAACGTTACAAGGCCCTTTTCTCTGCAAGAGGTTTTGCAATAGCTGGAGAAGATTTAGAAGAATCTATTTTAGAGTTTCACGCTGCAAGATTAGCAAAGTTAAATGGAGTTTCACTAGATGCAGGAAGAATATTAACAACAACTAGAGCAATTTCTGGAAAATTAGAAGATTCTATTTATCAATATGATGATATTGGATCCTTTTTTAAAGGATTGTTTTCTATGAAAGATTTAACTACAGAAGAAAAATACCTTTTGTCTATGGGAATGGAAATAGGTAATAAAGAAATGAATCAGTTTGCTACGATGAAGATAACTGGAGCAACAGACGAAGCAAAGCGTATTCCTCAACTGGTAAGAGCTAAAATAAAAGAAGCAGTTAGTTATTATAGCGATCTTATGTCTGACACTGATTTAAACGACTTTATTGCAAGACTTGGAAACGATTATGCAGATGCAGGTGGAAACCTAAAAGACTTTAAAAACAATTTAGAAAAAATAGCAACAGATAATGCACCTGAGATATCAACTGCAAAAAAAGAAGATTTTGCATATGCAAAAAAAGCTTTAGCTATTTTTGACGGAGTTGAAAGAGCTAGAGATGGTGAAGCAATAACCTCTATGGAATACTGGCAATCCAGAGTAAATTTTTTACAAGACAAATTAACAAATCTTAAAGCTAGTATTGGAATTCCAATTGGATTGGAAGAACAGTCAATGATAGATGATATAGAAAAAGAAATTGAAGCAATTGTCTACAAGATGAATCACGCAAAATCACAAACTATGAGAGGCGCGTTTGAAGGGTCTTCATTAAAGTTTGAAGATATTGTAAGAAGTTTTGATAACATGCCTAGAGAGCTTAGAGACAAAATGATGATCGTTTATGGATCTTCATTAAAGGAAGAAATATCTCAAGGAAACATAGACAGCATTCTTATGGATATGTCAATGTCTGCTCCTAAACCAGTTAGAGTAGATCCCTTGATGTTGATGTATCACCCTGATTATATGAACGCAGATGATTTTTTTAAAGGGATGGAGAGCACTGTCCAAAGGCAAATGCAAAAAGCCGATAAATTTATGAAGACTGGCATTGTAGATAAAAATATTCTTGAGTCAATAAGAAGAGAGGCTGAAGCTCCTTTAGATCAATATTCCCGGACTCTTAAGAGCTAGAATGACAAGAGCTAAACAGCAAGCGGTAGAAATACAAAGAGCACTTTTGTCTGGAGCAGATCCTAGATCTATCCCGGCGTTGGTTGATAGAATTACAAAAGAAATGGCAACACAAGCATTCTCCATGAAGGGCGATGCCATGTACATGACATTCCCAGATATGACAAGATCGCAAATAAGAACCACAGCATCTGGAGCAATCACAGGAAGAGGGCCCGGAATTCATTCAACTATAAATATTAATGTAAACGGATTTGATTCAAATCTAAAAACTGCTTTTGGAATTAATGGAACACAAGCAGTTAATTTTATGAATTTTGATATGGAAGATGGAAGAATGTTGATAGATGGCGTTAATGCCCACCTGTATCACCATGCTCTGGGTACATTTGACTTGGACGACAAAGCGTTAAATCTTCCTCTAATGTTTAAAGATGCAAATGGAAAAAATAGATTAGCATTTATGACAATGAGACAGCCAACTGGTTTCCAAGAAAGAATATTCAGTAGAACTGATTTATCTAAAAAGGAAAATGTAGCTAATATATTAAAAACAAGAGTAGACGATTATTTAGAGTTATTTGACGCAGCCAACGATCCATTAAATACAATGAACTTAAACGCAGATGAAAGAGAAATCTTAAACCAAGTAAGACAATCAATGGTCGATGCAAAGGGTGATAAAAAATTAAAAGGCAAAATTCAACTAAGAGGAGTTGACGTCGATAGCGCTGAGGTAGAAGAATTGCTTATTAAAGTTAGAAGTTCTCAACAAGCAAAAAATATGAAATTTGAAGCCTTTATGCAAATGCAAGAATACGATTTGGCTGAAATGGCATCAAGTAAATCTGCCTCTGAATTAGGAATTAATAAACAAGTTATTGACTACGCTAGAAGAACAAAAGTCAGCTTAGCAGACATGCAAATAACTCTTGGAAGAGGAACAGACGCAGAACCATATTATACAAGAGGAAGTGTATTTAATATACTTTTTGAATCAGCAGGACTTGACCTAGACGAAAAGGTGGGAGCAAAATTTTCTGATCTATATGGAGTAAATCCAAACACACGGAGTCAATTTTGCAAGCAGAGATGAAGTAAGAAATTATATTAGCTCACTTTCTGGACTTGATCAAGAAGCAGCAAGAATAAACGAAAGAGCAGTAATAGATCAGGTTATTCAAGAAATATCAATTAACTCAGTTCCAGATCCATCAAACTCGTTGGGCCTATATATTAACAGACAAGGTGTTGCCGTCAGTATGCAAAACCAAGTAGAAGATGTTTTAAATAGCTTTAGGGGTTCTAGACAAACAATAGCCCTTACTGATAGTGCCGGATCTTTTATAGCCGATGTTGCAATAGAAGATTTTTATAGGCTTAAATATTCAGTTGGCTTAATACCTCCATCAAACGCTGTTGACATGGTTAAAGAGCTTATAGCAAGTTCAGATGATCCAACAGCTGCAGTACAAAGAATTGCTGGAGGAAGATTAATTGACGAACAACAAATGGGTGAAATTCTTCGCGGAATTCAAATGTTCCAGTCATTCAGTGGTGTCGCAGACCAAACCGCACAGGCTAAAATTGTTGCAGAGTTAATTGGCAGGTATGCAAAGATTGATCCAACCGACCCATCCAAACTGCTCACCAATCTTGCATTTGCTGGAGAGGGAGCTATTAAAAGCATATCGCAAGGAACAGGATTTCTTCGCGGCATGCAGATATTGGCAGGTCAAAGTGTTGATGATTTAATCGCATTTGATCCCGCACTACTTGATCCAAATCATATTGGAGCTAGAATTAAATCAAGTGCAGAGTTAGAAAGCATGAAACAAGACCTCTTAATAGGATACGAAGAAGCTAAAAGAACAGCTGTAGCTGGAACTGCAGAAGAACAAAGACTTTTAGAAGCAATCCAAGAATTAAGAGAAGCAAAAAAATCAGAAGATATTGCGCGACTAATATCTTTAAAAAAAGGTACTGCTGCGTATAACAAGTATGCAGTGACATCAAGATATTTTGAAACAGCACAAAAACAAAAATCTATTCTTGAAGGAACATTTTCTCAAATGTACAGAAGCGCGGTCGCAGATGAAATTGGTCAAATTCCCACTCCAAGAGCAGAGTATATGAAATATACTGATGAAATAGCAGAAAGCTTAAGAGGCGCTTTCAATGTATTAAGAGATTTAGATGCAGATAAAACCTACGTTGCAACAGCAGAAGAGTTTTCGGCTGTTGTTCAAAAGATGAACTTGTCTACGCATTTATATGAGATGATGTCTGCATTGTCAAACGCTAAAGGTGCAGCCAATATTCTTGATGTTTATGACACTATGTTATCTTCGGTTACTAGAAAATATGGATCAAGAGCAGCTCAAGTAATGAGAGAAGTTATTTCTAAAGAAGGAGCACCAGATGGTATTCGGATTTGAAATGACAGAGCTAGCAAGAGATTCTGCTGATAGAAGGGCGGCTGCAAGAGCACTCAGTACAGGCGACTACGACTTACTTGATACCTTAAAGGACGATTTTGCAAGATCAGTGTCTCCCATGGATGTTACAAAAATGACCAGAGATGAAGCAATCGACCTGCTTAAAGAAGGAAAAACAAGAGCAAGATCAACTCTTCAAAGTATGGGCGCAATTCTTTCAGGTCCCGGTTCGTTTAGTGCTTTAGCTAGAGAAGCGACTACGGCACAGGCAAGACTAGAACTTGGATTGTCACAAGATGCATTTGATTTTGTGCAGCTAACAGCAAGAGGAGGGGCAAATTTGCAAGAAGCTCCCGATGCAGCAAGAAGTAACTATATTCTTATTAACGCTATGAGAACTCAGGAAAGATTGGATCAAGCCTACAGTGCGCCCGCCGGTGCTGGAGGAGCTGCACCCGGAATGCCTCCAAGTGGAACTGGAGCAGTAGAATTTTTAGATCCAGCAGATATACCAAGAGAAGCTTTTGACGCAATTGATGATATTGACGCTGCAGCAGCAAGGGCCTCTGCTGATGCTCCAGATAAATTATATACAAGGTTTGGAAGAATGCTAAAGTCTGGTGGTATGGCAGATTTATTTCAGGATTCAATAATAAGAAATTCAACATACGCAGCTCTTGGTCTTGCTGCATTTGGTTTTATATATTCAGCCAGAAAAGAAAGAACTCAAGAAGAAATTGAAGGCCCAGCAATGCTGCCCGGAGGTAGCGCTTATGAGTCAGATTTTCCAAAAGCTTTGCCTTCAATATCTGATTTAAAATATTTAAATCCCACTACTGCATCAATGAGCTATAAAATACACTTAAGTGGATCACAAGCCGATGCAGAAAAGCTTCAACAACTTGTTGGAGGTGTTGCTAGTGGGCCAATTAACGCTACTATGTATAATGGACTCCCAAGACTAGGTAGAGATCCTTATTCAAATGTTGCATCTAGCTTTTAGGTAGTATTATGATTTTTGGCGCTGGCACTCAAAATGCAAACTTAAAAAACGCTGCGCAAAAAAGGGTAGATCCAACTCCAAAAACAAAAGCAGTTAGCAATCTTTCTGCTAAGATATCTTCAACCAAAAATGTTTCAAGCTCTCCAAGTCCAACTATAGAAAAAGCTAGCAGAACTCAAAGAACTTCTGGACCATCAGATCCAGTGAGGGGTTCATTTGAGGGTTTGGATAGATCATCAAAAGCAGTGATACTTCCAAAGGGAGCTGGCTATGACAATAAGAATTTTCAAAAAGCAAGATACGCAGAAAAAAATAATTTTAAACCATTAAATTATGGCTCAAATAACTTTGCAGCCTTTAAAAAAAATGGTAAAATAACAAGGTACGGATCTTCTGTAGCAAAAAATAGTTCAGCCAACAAAATGAACGCAAAGCTATCAGTAGAAAAAATGTTTAGGTAATATATGTCAGATACTCAAAATACTTATACTTCTTCAACTCTTTATCCATTTGGTGGTTGGGCTAATACTACCAATGGTTTTGGTCCGAGTGGTTTTGACATACCTTTTAACAATTTATCTAATGAAGCAAAAGAAAAAGTTAAGTTTTTATTTAATGAACTTCCAAAAGCATTAGACGAAGCAGGAAAATCATACCTTGGCTTAACTCGGATCAACAATACATGAAATATTTTCTGTTAGCGCTTCTGCGCATCAGCTAGATAAAAAATATAGAAAAGAATTATTTGATAAAGTATTAAACTCTGGTATTTTAGATTTAGTTGAAGAGATAGGAGGACTAAGAGAGTTTTCAAGACAAAGATTTTCTAGCCTTGAGTCTTTGACTGGATCACCAGAAAGCAGAGATTCAGATAAAGCTATTAATGATCCAGAAAGAGACATGAGATGGCAAAACGCCTTGATCAGAGTAAGAAATTTCTTTGCAAGAGAGCCAATAACTCTTTCCATTATTTATCAGTATTTTCCAAATTTAGCTAATCTATTTTTATCTGCATTAGCAGCAACAGCAGACTATGGTCATATGGAGGACGATCCTCTTAATGATACAAAATATATCATGGAACAAATGTTTAAATCATTTGGTACCGATAAAAATACTGGAGAAGCAGTATTTGAACCAGTATGGGAAACTAAAGACTTTCTCACAGTGCAGAAACTGCAAAAAGCAATTGAAAGAATGGCCATTCCCTCAAATATTGCTCCAGCCACACCAGACATATTTCATTTAAGAATAGGTGCTGCCAATTTCTATGTTCCTCCAGTTTCTATATCAATTAACACCGCCTTTAAAACTGGAAGCATGACGGGTGGAGCTATTAGACAAAAAGCTTCTCCAAAATTCAATTCTGGTTATAGAGAAACATCTATAAATATTAGACTTTATTTTCCTAATTACGAAAACATATGGGGAATAGATGTTGATGATGGATCAAAACTAAGTGTTAATTCGGATTTCAAAATTGACTTTAATGATGAAGCTGATACAGAAAAGGTAGACAAGTTTCTTTCCTCTTTAAGAGGTTTGGTAGCAGCCTTTAAATATTCTCCAATTCTTCCTGTTAAGAATCATTACTTAAACAGCGTTCACAAAATTACTGGCGTTGCATTAAATTCAATGAGCATATCGACTATTCCAGATTATCCATTTGCGCTAGTTGTAGATCTTGAGCTGTTAAACTTTAATCACAAACCCTTCTTGCCTATGATTAAAGATTTTAATCAATCAGTTCACTGGGGTAAATATAGACATTTTATGGGTCGCGCTGCCGGAGCAATGTATAACTATATTAGTCAAGATTTTATATCTGAATCAGATAAAGAAATGGAATCATCAAACAAAGTTTTTGGCGCAGACAACTCAACAAGAGGTGTTTCAAATTTAGGCCGGAGAAGATGCTCAGTACGCTGATAGAACAGATGCAAATGGAAATAGTGGATTTGGTAGAACTTCAATTTCAACTGACGTTTACGACGATCAGACGTCAGTGCTCAAAACTAATGTTATAAAAGAATGGGAAGATGGAAAACACATACAGTTATATATTCCATCAAGCGTTCAGTCTAAAATATTTACTCCAGATATTTCTTCATTTAGAACTTCAGAAGAGGTTGCTAGAACAGACGTTGGTAGGGGCTTTTGGGAGAGCTTACTTGACAGGTTTGGTTTAGACGTTAATGAATCTGAATCTTATCATAGAGATTTAGAGTCTGTTATATCAACTTCAAGAAATAATATAATAGGGCCTACAGCAAAAAATAAAGCTGCATTGATTCTTAGCGTGATCCAGGCTGGAGCAACTTCTAATGACATAAAAGATAAGGTCTATGACAGTATTGCAACAGAATACTTGTCAGTAAACAATATTAAAGACAAAGATGTAAGAGCATACATAAAAAGCAGAAAGCCAAGCAGTGATCTGACAATGCCCGCGATTCCAAACGATACATCTTCTGCAGCTACTCCGTCGTATATTGGATTAACTATTGGTCAAGCCGAGTTAAAAAGACAAAAAGACAGAATGTATAACGCTGCTTATTCCGATTATAAAGATGGTGGTTCAGGATCAGTTCTTTCTTATTATATTGAGCAAGAAACAGATAAAATTGCAAAAAGAAAACAGATAAAATTTACAGATGACAATAAGCGTTCTAATTCAGAATGGATGGCAATAAAAGCTAAGGTTGAAGAAGAACTAGTAATGGCTTTTAATGTTTCCTTGTATGAAAGATTCTTTTCCAACGCAGATGTTATTGGTCTTTTGGAATCGGCTCAAGCTCGTCAAGGTTCGTTCTCATTTAGAGAATGGGACGTACCAATGATGAAACTTGATCTAGACCCCAATGCTGTGATAGTAAATGCAGTAACAGTTAGCCTGGCAAATAATCTAGCCAAGATGCAAATTCAAATGGAAGATGAGCCAACCTATCAACATATAGGCGCAAAAGACAGTTTTGTCAGTATGTCTTTAACAATCTTTGGCGAAAAAGAACTAAGAAAAATTAAAAACATGTTTGACTTTTTGTCTGGCTTAGCTAGGTTAGAGCACGCTGCTGGCGTAATAGGTTTTATGGGAATTAAAAATATTATTACCGCTCTTGCTGGAATTAAATATGTTTTACCATTGTCATATAATGTTAATACTATTCCAAACTATCCGCATGTATATCAAGTCGAATTGTCTCTTGTTGACTTTGACGTTTTCCAACAGAAGAGGGAAATGATTAGTAATGAACAACAGAAAAAATTTATTGAACAGTTTAAATCAAAAAGAAATCCATTTTTACGCTTAAAGCAAAATTGGGGAGTATTTAATGCTTACCCAGATTTGCCTCTTCAAGTAAAAGATAGCCTTGGAGAAACTGTTGGAACTTTAGATCCAGATTTTTATTTTAGATCTTTTGAAACATTTGACCAAGATCTGATTAATACGACAATAGACAGAGACGAGTTTCATATTCCTATTAAGAGTGATCTAGACTCAATTCAACTAACAGAAGCAGACAAGGCAATAGCAGATACAATTAAACAAAATCTTTTGTTAAGCAATGGGTCAATACAGGAAGCAAAAAAGTATCTTATTGATGACCTAAAAATGGAGCCAGCTAAAGCTATGATGGTTTTTAGAAAGGCTATATTTGATACTGACAACGATACGATTATTGAACAGATTGGTTTAAATAAAAGCAGAAATGTTGCAAATAAGTTTCCAGATATATGGAAAGATTTTATAGACACTTTTGTTGATGAGCTTGGTGTTGAACATACTTTTGCAGATCTTAAATTTACAACAGAATATGGCGAACTAAAAATTGGTGATCTTGTAACTGGATCTAAGGAGCAAATAAAAGCATTTAATTCCTTAGTTATGGAAAGTGAATATTCTCTTAAAGAAGGCAAGCTTCCTTCATTCGATCCAGATGAAGTCCCATATGGAGGAGTAATATATTATATACCCTCTGCAGACTCCGCCGATTTGGGTAAAATCCCTTGTATCTATCAAACTCCAGATGGAGGATTTCTTTTAGGATATTCTTCCGAAGAAGATGGTAGATTCTATATTGCTCTAGACAACCTTAATGTAGTTCCAGATGCAGATGGAAACGCAGTTTTGCTTGGCGCAACTACCACTCCAGTATCGGACACCTCTACTCCAGAGAGAGATAAGCAAGAGGTGCATACCCAAGTTGCTGGAGCAACATCTTTAGACTCGTATCAAAGGGCATATGGAACAAACACTAAAGACGAAATGCAGAGCGTTAACTCTTCTGGTGGATATAAAGAAGCCCTAAAGCACTGGGAAAAAATGATGATGGATACCCAATATAGGGATAAATCATATAGAATGATTAGAGCTTTTCCAACCTACATGCTCTGGCTAATAGATGAAAGTTATTTTTCTGGAACAAAATTGTTTGATAACTTCTATGGATTGCAGTCTGTAATTGACTTTTCAATAGTTCAATCAGAAGACATTTTGGGCGATACGTTAATACTTAGGCTATCAAATACTTATTCTAAGTTATCAAAACCAGAACTAACTGTATCAGATCTTGTTTCAGCAGGTAATGCAAACGGCGTTGTTACAGACATAACTGCAGGTTCTGCGGCCTTAATAGATACTCTATTAAATGTGTCTAGAAACTTTGCTACACATTTTCATTCCAAATATGTAACTGAGATAGAAAACATGAGACTAAAGCCAGGCGTAAGAGTTCACCTAAGGGCTGGTTATGGCTCTAACCCAAATAGTCTAGATACTGTATTTAATGGAATTATAACCCAAGTTGAATTAGGGGAAATTGTAACAGTAACATGTCAGTCAGATGCGATAGAGCTAAGTCCAATTATTAACTCATCAAATAAAAAAGGTGACAGTGGAAAAATAGACGGAGGCATAAACACAGGAATGTGGCTGTCTGAGCCAAGAGACTTAATGATTAGACTATTGTCTATGGGATCATCAAGAGTTAGAGAAGCTTTTGCTCACGCAACAAGAGGATCTGTGTTCTCTGAGAATAAATTTGGCATTAGACACTTTGGTTCAATTCTTTATGAACCTTTGACTGAAAGAGAAAAAATTCAAGCAAGTCAATACAGAAATGTTGTAGCTGATGCTTTTAATGTTATGTCTAATAACCCTTTTACTGGAACTGCTGGTGTTGTTGGAAACTCTTTCGCCAATATGGCTTCTTTAGGTGGTTTTGAGTCAGCTGGCGGCAGCATGAGAACTCCAGTGTTTGGCATGATGCAAATGATGATGACAAGTTTTTCAACACAAAGAGATATGGAAATATTTAAAAGAAATATTTATCCAGGAAATGGTCTTGGAATATCTCAATTTATGGGCGGAGATATTGATGATGGCTGGTCAGTTCTTGCAAGCGTCGATCCAAGCGAGATTGAAAATCAAAAATTTGGTTACCTAGATAGGTTAAGTGACTCTTCGTGGAATCGTTTAATACAGGCTTCAGAAAGAGAGATGAATGCTGGTGCGTCTAGCGTATTAGGTTCAGTTACTGCATCAAGCAAACTAGTTGATTCTTCTAAGGCTATTGGAACCTCTCAGGTTCTTGGCGGTCTTGCTATTGCTGCACTAGCTGCTCCAGTTGGGGCTATTGCAGCACCTGCCGGAATCACCGCCTCTATAGTGGGAGGAGTAGGGGCTGCAGCAGGAGGTGGTGGTCTTGGCTCTATTTTAACAAAGAACCTTGCAGGAAGAGGTACGGCTAATTTGTTTAAGACAATGGGTCTTGTTTCCGATCTTGATGATGACATATATGATGAAGTTTCTTTTAGGGCACAAACTTACATGAGATCTGTTTGGGACATGTTCCAACTTTGCGCAAGACTTTTGCCAAACTATATAGTTGCAGTAAGGCCGTTCGAAGATAGATCAACAGTTTTTTATGGCAAGCCACACTGGTTATATACTTCTGGGGTTTATCCAATCTCTACTGGTTTTCATATTGAAAGTGCAGATTCAGACGTTGATGGTCCAGTATGGTCTGGTCCAGATTATGTTATGAATGAAATCTTAAACAAAATAAATAAAGAGTCAAGCCCACTAGCAGACTCTAATGCATTTAGTGATTTAAGCGAATCAAAACTATCTGGCATGATGTCGATATTTGGGGAAAATACACTAAAGTTTCAAGATATATTTAAAGCTGGTGAACCATTAAATGGTCAGATAATTAATTTTGGAGACGTTGACAGAAACAAATATTATGTAGACGGAGAGCTAAAATCTGTTTTACCAGTAAATAAAGGAAAAGTTCAAGTAGGATTCCACTTGCCGTTTGGTGTGGCTGGTGGAATTGAAGCTCCTATTCAGAATGATCATAAGCAAGCAGATTTCTTGCCCATGAGATTTAGATACCCATTCTTTACAAATAGAAGTAGTGGAACATTAAACTCTCTTGATTTTGATAAAATCTTAAAACTTAACAGTCAAGAAGATGTAGAGCAAAGAATTGCTAATATAGTTGAGATTTCAAAGTTTGAAAAAGATCTTGTTAGCAAAGAGGGATCAGAAACAAAATTAGTTTCAACTAATACTAGTGGAGAAAAAGTTTTAAACTTTAATTTTCCATTTGGTCAATATCTTGCAGCTTCCCAGTTTGCTGATGGTTTGGCAAACGAAGCTGCGTTTGATCCATCTGGTTTTTCTATCGCAGAAGGATCAAGCGTAAGTTCCTTGGCTAAAGTGGCAAGTCAAACAATTCAAATGCCACTACCAATAGTAAATAAAGCTACATTTAATGATGATTTGGTTAATGTAGATGGAAAGTTTGAGTTCATTGATGGACTAAAAGATGTTTATGGAGATGTGGATAACGCTTTTAATCTACAATTAGCAAATCCGTCATTGCCACTTAATTTTACAGAATGGTCTACACCAATAGATGCAGATCACGAGCAGTTCTATATTGCAATGAGGTGGCCATATAATCCCTTAGAAACAAGAACTAATCCAGATGAGTATAGTCAAGATGAACAAGTTAGAAATAAAGTTCTTGAAGAATTTAAAAAACAATATAATTTTACTAATCAAGAATTAGTTGGCTCTGCAGATGATTATAAAAAGAGAAAAGTTCTTGTATATAATCCAGACTCAAAACAAGCTGTAGTATGCGCACCAGCTTATTTCTTGTGGAGCGACTCAGATCCAAATGGATCAAACAAAACAGAAGCTATTGTTTCGCCAGATGCTGCTCTATTCTTAGGTCTCTTAATTAATGAAGACGGCGAAATATTATCTCCAACAGAAAATCTTCCAGATGTTTATGATGAAAGTGGAGTTTTAGCAGACTCATGGGAAACAATAGGGATGTCAGAAGCTTCATTAAAAGAGTGTCATTTTACTTTTGTCCACGACGATGTACCACTAGGTGTCGTGACCAGTGCATTCAATCCAGCAAAGCAATTTTATAGTAGTCAAGCTGGAGAAACATATGAATCAGAAACTTTTGCAATTGGTTTTGGAAATTTTGTTGTAAAAAATAATTTTGACATAACAGACGAAGAAAGCACAAGAGCAAGAAGAACTGACGTAAGCTACAAGTATGCGGAAAATCCTTTTAAAGACAAATCAAAATTTACTGGCTTAAAGAGTAATACTTTAATACCAAATGAAAACCTTTCTTCTGCAGAAGCAATTATTATTACTCAAGATCAAAAAGCATATCTAGCTTCTCTCTCTAGTGGCGGTAACTATCGTTATTATTTTGATAATATTCGTTCAAACGAATTAGATAAGCTTAAAGAACAAACTCTAATAGACTTATTAGATAGTCAAGATGGAATTGACACAGGAGAAAAATTAATTGGATCTAGCGAAGATTTTAAAGCAGTGTTTGATCCATCAGATACAGTATCTGTCACTGCAAGAGGATTCTATGACGAAAGCTTTGATGCACAAACAAAGGTAATTGCAGGTAATGGAAGAAGTGTTGGTCAGGCACAATGGATTTGGAATCAATTTAGAGTTGGCTATCATACATATGAAAGTGTAAAAAATATCTTTGCAGAGATATATGGTCTTGATCCAGACGAAGATGACGCAGCATCATCGCACCCACTAATTGCTTTTTTAAGCGGCTCTCAAACGACTGGTTTAATAAAAGAATTTGAAGAAGACAAAGTTTGGTCTAATGAATTTAATTCATTGTTGGGAGCAGACTGGATTGGCAATAACGTTGATTCTCAAGCAGCATCAAAAAATCAAGCACTTTACAAAGCAGCAGAACAGTATCTTGATTCTGGTGTTAGCGGAAAAAATGAAGAAGGTGTAACAATTGATGAAAATGATGGGGTTATAGATTATTTTAATAATTTAATAAAAGAAAGAGCAACCTTTATACGCGATGCCGTTAAGTCAAATGCACAGTTGTTAAGCTCTGTTTCTTCAACCGGTGCAGCATCAACTACTGCAACAAGTGCAGATGGAACAGAGTTCTTAACAGATGATCAAAAAGCTGACGAATTCTTTAAAAATATTAAAACTCCAAAACAATTATTCTTATTGTTGGTTGGACTTTTTAGAGACCAATTATGGAGAGATCCATATTCAAGAGCCTGGGTAGTACTTAAGCCGGATCGCAAGAGGTTTGTCATGGGCGATGACGAGCAGATGTCTGACAGTTGGAGCTTTAGGCCGTTTGATAAAATTTGGCAAGCTTACATTGACTATAATGGTACATACGGAAAAGACGCTTCAAAATTCAAAAAACTCTTAGAAGCAAACTCAGGAGAAGGCAACGCTGCTACAAACTGGATGAGCGGAATGTGGGAGGATACAACGAATTTTTGGAACAAAAACATTGGTCCTATGTTTACAGTATTTCAAAGCGCCATAGGAAATCTTTTAAACTTGACTAAGATGTCTTTGGCTCAAATGGGATATGGAGTAACTGAACACGACAACTTTGCAAAGCAGGCTAATGTTTTAAATAAGGCATATAATGATTCTTTATACTATTCATTAGGAAGGCCCGGTTCTCTTTTGAGGGCTGTAGACAATCCGTTCACAAGGGAATATGGAGAACCTGTTGTTGAGATTAGAGAGCCGTTCCAAAGAATACATTTAATTAACTCTTTTAATCATATCCTTGCAAACGGAATTCAAGAAAACATAGGTGGCGTAGCAACACAAATAACTGCAGTTTCAGATGGGCAATATCCAGTAACCGTTGCCCTTGATAAGGCTGCACCGCCAGAAAGACAAGTTGAAAAAACAATAGAAACAGGTTTATACTTTGATAATATTAGAGGTTCTGGATTTTGGGGAGTACTGCATCCAATTTTTAATCCAATAGAAACAATAAGAGGAATATCAAAGTTTGCATCCGGAGAGCCAGATGAACTAACCGCAAGAAGGGTTGGTTTAGCTCACTTAAAAGAATCAATAAAAGATATATATAGTGGAGAAATAACACTAATAGGCGACACATCTATTAGGCCTCATGACTTAGTTTATCTAACAGATTCTTATGAAAGAATATATGGAATTTTTGAAGTAGAGCAAGTTGTTCACCACTTTACTCCAGAAATGGGATTTGTTACTTCCATCACCCCCAATGCATTTGTTAACGTTAATGATCCAGCAAGATGGTTTGCTTCCAGCTGGATAGGGAGCAGAATGAACCATCAAAGTGTTAGAGACCTAGCTAGAAGAATGCTTTCTTCTGAGACCGCTAACTCACTTATCGGTGCAGACGGAACTATTTCAATTGATAATCTAGCACAATCTCTTGGCCCCCAAATGACTGGTGGAATGATGTATACACATGGACACTCAGCTTTGGTTAAGGATATTATTGCTAACACAGCAGCAGACGCAATTCCAGATAAAGCAGAACAAATAAAAGCAAAAATAAAAGCATCGACAGGAAAACAAGATGGAGACCTAGGTGGGGCGATATCTATGGTAGTAGGAAGCATGGCCTTAACTGCAGCAACCACAGCAGCCTCAGCTCTTTTCGCTCCATTTACTTTAGGAACATCTCTTGCTGTGGGCTTTTCTGCAGGAGCCATAGCAAGCGATCTATTATGGAGCGGATGGAAATGGACAAGAGATAACGTTCTCGATCAGCATGGGTGCTACGTTCAGTACTTAAATAGAAATGGACAGCCAATGGACGCCGGATTGTCATTTAATCAGGGAATGGTTGTTGGACGAGCACATTCAAAGAAACTAATTCCACAGATTCTTGGAGTAAGGACAGCAGTAAGAACAGAAGAAGGTTATTCATATGTCAGAAGTGATGACATATTTAGAAGTCTTGGATGGAAAGAAAAAGAAATTAATGATTTAGTTAGACATGTCAGCTTAGAAAATGCGATAGTCAACGCACAAATATTAAAATATTCAGGAATAGGACCAGAAAAAACTGGATTCAATCAATTCTTTAAAGTAATAGGAACCGTTTCCCATGTGGTTGACGGTGACACTTTTGACGTTGTAGACGTAATAACAAATAAGACATTTAGAGTCAGATTTGAGGGAGTCAACACGGCTGAATTGGCTCAACTAAATATTAATACAGCCTTAGAAGAAACTTTAATACTCGAAGAAAGTCAAAAGTTTTTCAATCCCCTTTCTGCTGCTGGGCAAGCATTGCTTTTCACTGCCGATGCAGTTGTTGGTAAAATGGTTGTTTTAAGAATAGCAGTTTCACCAGATAATAGAGACATACTTTCTGCTGAAGACTTAGAAGCAGGCGCAGAGGCTAATGATCCAGAAAGATATCAAAAAGCAGCAAAGTCAGGAAGGTGGCAATCTGATAGCGATAGATATATGGCAACTATATTCTATAGAACAGATTCGAATGTTCAAGCAGGTGCTATTGAAGATGTAAGAAATATTTTTATCAAAAACGTTTCTTCATCTGATATGGCAGAAAAAGCAAAACAAGAAATTAAAAAACGTTTTTATCCAAGGTCACCCATAGAAGCTAACTTTGATAAAATATTTAACAAGATAAATAGTATGTCTAGTTTGACTAATTATTTCTTTGATAGTGGTCCGTCTGACCCACTTTATGGAATGTCTGATTCAAACAAAAGAGCATTCTCAACATTAGTAGCAATGCTGATACTATATAAGATATACGGAGTTGCTTCCGAGTGGCCAATGGTTGGATGGGATGAGTACTATCCAGATGGAACACCATACACATTGAACTGGGACCTGGTAGAAAAAGGTCTAGCAAAGGTTTACACAAAGGGCCTTCTATATGTAGACAGTCCAGCAGTACAGGATCCGTCTAAATTGGTTCCAACTATAACAAAGGTATTATAAATATGGCTTCTGATTTTAATTTTAACTTAGATGATCTCGCTGACGGCAAATCAATAACGTCAAAAATTAAAAGCTCCTTCTACCCAGAAAATCAACAGCTCATAAAGGGCACTTCTGCATCTATGGATGGAGAGGTTGGTAGGACCTTGATGTCAAGAGATCCAGTGAAAATTATTCAAGGGGATGGAATATTTAGAAATCCAGCCTTTCCAGTAGCGGGATATGAGCAAAACACTAAATCAGCAATGCATACAATACTATCTATGGGTGCAGACATCGACGACCAGACACAAGTTCCAGATCCTGATGATCCAACTAAAACACTAAAAGGTTCTCAGGCTAGAATGGAAATAGCTAGAAAGTCCGTTATGTCTACAGGATTTGCTCCTGGTGGCTTTGATCAAGCTGTAAAAGCATTTATTGCCCCCTCGATAAGTCCAGCAACAGGTGGATCTTCTACCACTGGAGGAACGGGTGGCACAAGTAGTGGAACTGGTACCGTAACAACCTCTACTGGGGCGTCTCAACCACACTCTACAGCATCTTATGGGACTTCTGGAACCGCTCAAGTTATGAATAACGCTACTAGAAAAATACTTTTTGCAGATGAAATGGACGAAGCAGAAAGAGCAATATACGACAAAAAGGTTGCGGAGCTGTTAAAGAAAACTAATTTTAAAACAGAGGGCACTGGAGACATTACAGTTTTTAAACAAGGCTTTAAACTAAGCTTTGATAAAAATGGAACAGTCAATGGAGTTACTACGGCAAAAGCAAAAGCGAATCCACAAAATCTTGGTAGCCTAGGTTTCGACATACACCATAGTGGTTATTATGTCGAAAAGAATGGCACGTATAAGTACATGGAAGATAAAATTACAGGTCTTGGAACAGGCGAAAAGCAAGTAATGATGTCTCCTACCTTAATTGAATTTCTTTTACGAATTACAGATACGCTTTATATTATGGGCGACTCAGGAGTATGGAGAGGAATAACAGGTCCTAATTTTAGTAAGCTAACGCAAAGCAATAACGGAGTTAGTGACCACTCCTTTGGTAGAGGTTTTGATATTAAAAAAATAGGCTTAACTACAGCTAATCAATCTTATGTTTTGAACAATCCAGTTCCACCACCTGGAAAGTATCTTATAGCATTGGATCTTTTCCTGTCTCATGTGGAGCAACTTCCTCAAGAGCTTCATCCAGACTTAATAGTTGTAAGCGAACAGCTGGAAACAGAGCTTGGAATAGTTGGAGGACTTGAATCCTCTAATTCTCCAATTAGGCAGAAGCATCCAAATCTAGCTCCTTTCGTCAATATTCACTGCGATAAAAGCCACGCTAATCATATTCATGTTAGTTGGAGCTCAGCCAGATGCGGTTCGTTTGCAGTTCCTACAACCACTACACCATCAACCCCTGGTCAGTCTGGATCTGGTACGGTATCTAGTGCTGGTGCTGCGCCTGCGCCTGCAACACCACTTTCTTCCGATATGATTACAAAGCTTAAAAAAGAGTATTATACTGGAGATGATGCTCTCACTGCTATGGATATATTTAGTTTTTTATATAACTATGGCGGTTTTTCTGCGGAGATAGCAGCGTTCTTTACTGGTATTGCACAAAGAGAAAGTAATTTTACCCCTTTTGTTAACAATAAAGAGCGGCGCTTTTGGTCTTTGGCAGTTTGTAACAAGAACATCAGCTGGAGGAACTGGCGTAGTAAAAATAGTTTCTCCAACACCCGAAAGAACAAAGTGGTGGAAATTAGCCTATAAGAATTGGCTAGCTGATAAAATTCAAGACACCAATCCGACTAACAAGGCAACTTTTTGTGATGATTTTATAAGAAACAAACAGAGAACAGACCCAGAAGGAACAATAGGACTAAGGACAAAAAAGGGCGGAGCTGGTAGACAATATTACGATAGAAGAGCTTTTGCTCCTATAAATCAGATTTCTTTTTTAAGAACAAAAATAGGTAAGAAAACAGATGTTTCTGATATTGTGAATTCAATGGATAATGGAACAAGGAATGGAATATTTGCTCCTTGGGGCGCAGTTTATCTTGAGCATAGTTGGATTTCTGGACTGGATTATGAACTAATTAAAAAAGTTTTTACACAAGGAACAGGTAGAGATTCATCCGAGCTAGATGCCTGGGTTTTGGCAAGCGTTCCAGCAAATTCTGATGCAAGGAAAATAGATACAACAGATCAAAATGGAAGACAAAAAATAGAAGTGTTTGTAAAAGATTCTAAAAAATATGAAATTATATATAAGTAAGAGGTGTATTAATGGCTATTAATTATCCAAAGTTTGATCAAAAAATTAATAATTTAATTCAAGACTCAAAACTTCAACAGTCAAAAACAAGACCAGCAACTATAGTTGAGTTTGACAAAATGTCAAACACTGCTACTGTTATTTTAGACGAAAGATATGCCGGCACAGTAGGAGATGTTATGGATAGAGTACCGTGCCCATTTAACTACGGCATTCAGGGGGTCTCCCCACATCCTGGAACTAGATGTATTGTAGCATTTAGAAACGATTCCGAAAGAGATCCGTATATAATCTCAATTATAGCCGATGCGTACGATACGGTAAAAACAATTAAAAATAATTCAGTTAATACTGGTATACCAAAGTTCATGATTTAGTATGATGGAAGAACCAATAGATAGAGCTAGACAGTCTTTTAGCGAAGTAACAGAATTAAGAAAAAGAAAAGAGTTTTCTACAAGAGAAGTTGGAATTAACCATCCAGATAATAATGGTTTTTTAAGAATAAACGACGCTGGAGAAATAGAAATATTTGCAGCTCCTGGAATAGGTATTGTTATAAGTCCGAGTACAAGAGCCATATCTTTTTTTGCCGATTCAATTAAATTTTATACTAGAGAAGACGATGGTTTAAAATGGAACAACTCTTCATTTAATCCTGCCTCAGACGTATATAATGAGCCAGCACTAGTGCGAACAAGTGACTTTCATCAAAACCCAGCTTTTTATAAAATAGGTCATTATTTAAATAATTTAGACCAACTTGATGAGATAGAATCTGTTTCTCCTATTACTATAGGTGGTGACTATGGTTTAGGCTTAGTTCCTGGGCAAGAAGATAATTTCTTTACTCCAGCTGTTGAGCCACAGCTAAGCGAGTCAGATCAGGCTTTATTGGATAACTACATGAAAACCCATTCTGATACAGAAATCAGGATGTTAAAATATCTTTTAATAAATGGATATTCTTTTTCTGAGGCGACCAAGAAGGTCGAAAATAAAGATTACACTGTGGGAAATAATATGGAAGATTTTCCCTGGATAGAAAATGATTTGGAATAAGGATGTCTGATTTTTATTTAGATTTATCTGGTGATTTAAAAATATCTCCCAATAAAGATATAGCAATGACTCAAAGTAGGTCGCAGAACGATATACAGCAGATATACCTTAGGCTTATGACTGAGCCAGGTGATTTCTACATTTACCCCAAGCTTGGAACAGAGCTTAACATTCTCTACGGAATGCCACAAAGCCAGGCAACTGGAGAAATGGGTAAGCGCTTAATAAGGGAAGCGTTGTTAAGAGAGGGCGTTTTTGCTGATAGAAAGATTTCAATAACAGCAGTGCCAACCTCTAATAATTCAATAAGATTTGATGTTCATATTGAAGACAACTCTGTTGATCCAATAACAATATCTGTAACTCAAGAAATTTAAAATAGGAGATAGAAATGCCTGTCATATACAATAAATCAAAAGATCAGATACTTTCAAAAATCCTATCTTCTCTTCAGCAAAATGCTGGCATAACAGCAACATATCCAGGATCTGTTGCTAGAGCATTGGCAGAGGCTATGGCCGTTGAAATTGGAGACTTGTACGAGGCAATTAAATTTAGCGTTGAACAGACTTCTTTGTCTATGGCATCTGGAAGATCTCTTGATTTAATAGGTGATCTTTATGGAGTTTTTCGTAGATCTGTTTCAGAAGATTTGCAACAAGAAAGAGCTAGTTTTAATATATCGTTTTCAATAGATGCACCGCACTCGTCAAACGTTGTAATTCCAAAAGATACTTTAATATATAATGATGTCACAGATTTTTCTACTGTTCAATATCAATATAAATTAGTCGATGCAGCAACAATTATTGCAGGAACAACTAGAGCATTCGGTAGAGTGATACCAAACTTTAGTAGCACAGATTTCACTGCATCAAAAGGAACTTTGACTAAACATAATTATATAGCACCAAGTGGCATTATCGTTTATTGTACGAATACTAAAGAAATCTACTCTATGATTAATATGGAGTCAGATGATATGTATAGAAAACGAATAGTAAAATCAATTAAAGCAAACTCTTTTGGCACAGCTGAGTCTCTAAGAATGAGAGCTCTAGGAGTTCAGGGAGTAAGAGATGTTAGGGTTAGAGAGTCTAGTTACGGTTTAGGATCTTGTGATATTATTGTGGTTCCAGAATCACAAAGAATATCAACAAATTTAGTTAATAGTATCTTCAATTCTTTGTCTGAAGCAAAGCCAGTAGGGATTAAGCTTAATGTCAGAATTGCAGAAAGAGCACCAGTACACGTTGCTGTAAGCATAGTTCTTCCATCTGGAGTAGGTGCTACAACTGCAACAGGTATAGAAAATCAAGCTTCTTTATTTTTAAGATCATACTTGAATTCAAGAACAATAGGTGATAGTATATCTAATGGAGATATTGAGTCAATCGTTAGGTCTTCTTCTGATTTAATCAAATCAGTAAACGTTTTAAGCGTTTCTGTAAATGGTCAAGAAGTTCCTAAAGGAATGTTCACTATAAATGACGATAGACAGTATATGGTAGCTGGATCTGTATCTGTATTTTCTGTTATAATGTCTTCCATAACTTATTAATCAGAAAGTGATACAAATGAAAGAAAAGTACTTTCTTGTCACCAACAAGTCTATTGTAAAAGCTAAAAACATGACTCATGCAAAAGCTTTGATTAGCGGTGACGAAACGGTTCCAGGAACCATAATGACCGATAATATAACTTCAAGAGAAGTAGACGAAAGTAACGCATCATCGTATTTTTCTACAATCTCAGAAGAAGATACTCTTGAAGATGAATATGAGGATTATAGAGATGCAGGATTGTCTATGTCGTCAGTTCCTTCGTCTACTATTGATTTTCTTAGATCAGAAAACAAAAAACTTGCCAGACAAGTAGATAGATATAAGAACATCAAAGAAGAGGCATCGCACCTTGTGTATCAAGCAGCTTTTGATGCTTTCAGTAACTTTGATCTTCCAAAGATTTCAAAGCCAGTTCTTACCAAAAAAAGAGCAACTCCAGAAACAGCAGTTGCAGTTTTTGCTGATTGGCAGTTAGGTAAAGTTACATCAACTTACAACTCCGATGTATTGGCAAGAAGAATTGAGCAATACACCGAAAAGATGATTGAGATCGTAAATATCCAAAGAGCCCATCATAATGTTGACAATTTGCATGTGTGGCTGCTAGGTGACATTGTAGAAGGAGAAGAAATATTTCCTGGGCAAAGTCATTTATTAGATGCTGGCTTATATCGACAGGTTGGTATATACGGTCCAGAAATACTAACAAAGTTCATAACAACAGCACTTGAAAACTTTGAACACATTCACATTACTGGTGTTATCGGAAATCACGGTGCCGTTGGTGGAAGAGCAAGAAAGCAGCACGATCCAGAAACAAATATGGATAGGTTATTGTATAAGATTGTTCAGTTGATATTTAAAGATGAGCCAAGAGTAACGTTTAATATTCCAGATGGTCGCGGAGAAAGAAGTTTTTACGCAGTGGATACAATTGGCAGCTACTCAAGTTTGTTAATCCATGGAGATCAAATGCCATCCCCTACAGCATTTCATGCTTACTATAAGAAAATTATGGGATGGAAAGACGGTGCAATACCAGAAAATTTTGAAGATGTATTTATGGGCCACTATCATCAGCAGGTAAAGGTTACTATTGGAAGTGGTTTGTTGAGAATTTCTGGATCACCAGAAAGTAACAACACCTATGCACAAGAGTATTTCTCGTCTATGAGTAGACCATGTCAACACTTAATGTTTGTTCATCCAGATAATGGAGTCACTTCCGAGTACTCAATATGGCTTGATTCAGTATAGGAATAAATATATAAAAAATGAAAACCTATTTTTTAGCTTTAGTTAATACAGATTTTACAATTAATCGGAAACAAGTGGGTTTCTGATTCATTTGATCTATATTCAAATAGGTTTTACACAAATTACTCAACATATAGATCTCTTTATGGAAACAATCTATTAGAAGACTATACATTTACTGGATTAAGCACAATATCGGAAGCTACGCCTACAATCGTAGGATCTTCTCTAGTCACAGATTTTGGTGAGATAATTCAAGACCAAGATTTTGGTGAGTATTTTATCTTTGATTTTAATGAAGAAGATGGTTCATACTATTTTTACGACTTACTACAAAGTGCAACTCCATATAGAATATTATCATCAGTTGCTACTCAGAGCCTACCTAGGTTTGTTGACACAAAATCTGCAATTAATATATTAGGTTTTAAGCACTCTTTTGCAAATCTTCCTGGTTTAGAAGATCCAGAATTTTCTGTAAAAATATTTACCTCCAACAAAGAGGTAACATCTGATTCCGAATGGAAACAGGTAGCATATACTGATAGCAAAAATAATATTTTATTTCTTAGGTCTTCTGAAAGATACACTAAGTTTGAACTAGAGTTCAATGTTTCTTCAGATATATCATCAGCTAATTTTCTTTTATTAGTTCAAGTTGAAATTAATGAACCATCAATTCCAACTATATCAGATCATGCAAGAAATGTTTTATCTAGATTCCCTACTTGGACCAAGATGTATACAGATTCTTTGGAAAGGTCTACCCCAGAAACTGCAACTCCAGTTAGTCAGGCTGGCAAAATTGTAAGTTCGATATTTACCGAAGATTTAGATGAGGTTGACAGGCTAGTAGACTCAATAGAGTTAGACTCTTACATATCTAGCGCAGACGTTAGAGAGCTTGCTTGGGTGTATGTGTCGTCTCCTGTAGATCCAGGCT